GACGTCCTTGTGATTGTGAGCGCAATCACAATGTTAGGATGAAGCGTCCTTAGGAGGACGGATGAGTCGGTCAAGGGGAGAGGCATAAAGAAAGCGTCTCGCTCTCACGAGCGAGACGCCTTGGCTTAGGATAGCCCGTCGCTTGACTGCGACGGGCTATATCTTAGCCCGTCGTCATCCTCCACTCATCGCAGGCCTCCGCGAGGCCCGCGATATCTCCACGCTCTTGCCATCGCCACTGCTCGCGGAGTGGACAGTGGTCCAAGGAGGGGTGGCCAGGTGGCAATTCTTCCGCCCGGCACTTGGCCAGGTGGATAGACCACAACCACCGCGCCCAGTCACTCAGGTCCACCTCCACTACAGAGGCATCCTGCTCATATTCCGTCCACGACGTGTAGACGGTTTCTAACCGTCGCACATAGTGTTCCTCACCATCATCGTCCACGACGACGCCTACAATGGCGTCTACCGTGGAACGAAACTCCACCTCTTCTTCCCACTCGTCTTCGTACTCGTCCTCTTCCTCGTCCCACGACTCGTCCATGTCCTCGACGCTCATCTCTTTCTTTCCCTCCTGCCGCTCCCGCGTCGGGCGCCGTGCCCGACTCTCCTACGGAAGCGCCTATCCCCATCATACTACGCATCACGTAGTGTGTCAAGACAATTTTGCGCGCTCGACGCAATTTTCTTTCGGCGGTCACGTTCACGTCCAAGCCCACGTCCAAGCCCACGTCCTAGCCTATCCCTTGCCTATCCCTATCCCTACGCCAACCCTATCCCTAGCCTTGCCTATGCCATGCCTACGCCACAGCAGACTAAGGCCATCTCATAGCCATGCCCTTGCCCATGCCACAGCAGACGACAGGACATTGTGATTGCGCTCACAATCACAAGGACGTCTCATAAGACAGGATATCTCATACTTTGGACAAGCGATTCTCTTACAATATCACGAAGAATCTGGCCAGAATCAGGGCGCGAATAAGGCAGAGTCGAACACCCCTCGGCTCTTGCCGGCGGCGGAGTCACGTTGCGTCCGACACCGATGACGTTGTCGTTGACGGTTTGGATGACGGCAGGATGACGGTCACGTGATTGTCGCTGACGGTTTGGATGACGTTGGCGTTGGCGGGTTGGATGACGGTTAGGTGACTACGGATTGGAAGGCGTTGCCGCTGATGGCTAGATGAGGGCTAGGTGACGGCTCTCCCGGTACATAATAATGCCCCTCTCTCACGAGAGGGGCATTTCCCTACTCAGTTACAAGGGGTTCATCTAGCGCGGCGACCGCCGCCTCATTTTCCGCCCATACGGCCAGAAGGTCTGGCCTGTAGTGGGCGACAATTTCCCGAAAGGCACCCGTTTCAAAGGCTTGGTGATGCCAGAAACGGGCGGATCGAAGGTCACCAAATCGGTGGAACATTTCCTCTTCGGTCTTTGCCCCCCATGTTCTCGGGGGCGGGAGGATGACAACCCTTGCATTGTCCCGTGAGTACACAACCCAAGGGACCTCTTCGTCACCTTCTTCAACGATCCAAACGTGGCCAGGAACATTCCCGGCCGCCACGTCAAACACCCCTGCCTGGTCTACGATTAGGAGTACTTGGCCGTCGTCCACGTCTACGACGTGTCTCTCGCTCATCTTCCGTTCTCCTACTCGCACCGCCGCGTCGAGCGTTGTGCTCGACCGTCCCCAGCGGCGTCTGTATGTATAGTATTACGTCCTACGTAGACTGTCAAGAGAATTTTGCGCGCGTCACGCAATTTTCTTTTGGTGTCCACGCAGATGAGATTGTGATTGAGAGCACGTTCGCAAGGCCATCTCATATGCCGGCGCCATGAGATTGTGGGCGCGGTCACAAGTTTCCGCGTGGGCGGAAGGCGCGGAGACTTGTGGCGGCGTCGCTGACGGTCGCGATGACAGTCGCGATGACGGGTTCGCTGACGGTCGCGATGACGGCTAGATGACGTTGCCGTCGTTGGTGGCGTTGTCGGCGGGCGTACATAATGAAGCCCCGCTGTTGGATTAAGCGGGGCTTTTGACGCAATCATAGCTTCATAGCGTCAACACCAGTGCCGCTTTCTCATCGGCACTGGTAGCGAGATAGCGGCCGTCCGGGCTGAACGCGACCGCGCTCACCCAGTCCATGTATCCGAAGAAACGGTGGACCTCCCGACCCGAGGAGACGTCCCAAACCCGCGCTGTCTTATCCTCCGAACCGGTCGCGAGATACCGCCCGTCCGGGCTAAAGGCAACCGCCCGCACGGCCTTAGCGTGTCGGGTGAACCGTCGGACCTCCCGACCCGAGGCGACGTCCCAAAGCCGTGCAGTCTTATCCAGCGAGCCCGTCGCGAGATAGCGGCCGTCGGGGCTGAAGGCAACCGACCATACCGGGTCCGTATGACCGGAGAAGCAGTGGACTTCCTGCCCTGAGGCGACCTCCCAAAGCCGTGCCTCACCGTCCCACGAGCTAGTTGCGAGATACCTCCCGTCCGGGCTGAGCGCGACCGACCATACGGTTGTCGTATGGCCGTCGAACCGGCGGACTTCCCGCCCCGAAGCGACTTCCCAAAGCCGTGCCGTTTTATCCAGCGAACCCGTCGCGAGATAGCGGCCGTCCGGGCTGAAGGCGACCGCGCTCACCCAGTACGTATGCCCGACGAACCGGCGGACCTCCCTTTCCGATTCCACCTCCCAAAGCCGCGCCGTGTTATCCTCCGAACCCGTCGCGAGATAACGTCCGTCCGGGCGGAACGCGACCGACGTTACCGCGTCCGTATGCCCGACGAAACGGCGGACCTCCCTTTCCGAGGCCACCTCCCACAGCCTCGCCGTCCAGTCCGAAGAGCCGGTAGCTAGATACCACCCTTCCGGGCTGAACGCGACCGACCGCACCCCCGCCGTATGACCGTAAACCCACTTCATCTTTCTGCCTCCTGCGCCGCCGCGCCGAACACCACGCTCGGCCGTCCCCAGCGGCTTCTGTATGTAGGCATACTACGTCTTGCGTAGATTGTCAAGGGTATTTTGCGCGAATCCCCCAAAATTTTGTCGGGGAGTCGTGGGGCGGTCTTCGTTCTCAGGTAGAGAGCGCGGTTGGTGTGTCTGGTGGCGCGGTCAAGCGGCTACTCGGAGGATTCGCTGACGGCCTCGCTGACGGTCGCGATGACGGGTTCGCTGACGGTTTGGATGACGTTGGCGGCGGGGGTTGCGGCGGCTTGAAAGAAAGAAGCCTAGCCTACGTGATGAGTAGGCTAGGCTTCCGGCTACGTCCGTTCCTATGAGCCCGTCGCGAGATGGAGTCCGTTCGGGCTGAACGCAACCGATCTCACTAAGTCCGTATGCCCGTTATGCCGACGGACTTCCTGACCCGACGCGACTTCCCATAGCCGCGCAGTCCTGTCCGCCGAACCCGTAGCGAGATACCGCCCGTCCGGGCTGAAGGCGACCGACCACACCGGGCCCGTATGTCCGGCGAATATGCGGACTTCCTGACCCAAAGCGATGTCCCAAAGACGCGAGGTCCTATCCCAGGAGCCCGTGGCGAGATAGCGTCCGTCGGGGCTAAACGCCACCGACCACATCGGGCCCGTATGACCGGCAAACATGCGGACTTCTCGACCCAAAGCGACGTCCCAAAGACGCGCTGTCCTGTCCGCCAATGCAGTCGCGAGATAGCGGCCGTCGAGGCTGAAGGCCACCGCATTCACCGAGTCCCTACGCCCGGCAAACATGCGGACTTCTCGACCCAAAGCGACGTCCCAAAGACGCGCTGTCCTATCCGCCAAGGCCGTAGCGAGATAACGGCCGTCGGGGCTGAACGCCACCGACCACACAGGGCCCATATTCCCTGCGAACGTGCGGACTTCCCTGCCCGACGCGACTTCCCATAGCCGCGCCGTCTTATCATCCGATCCCGTCGCGAGAAGCATTCCCTTTCCTCCTGCCGCCGCCGCGTCGAGCGTTGTGCTCGACCGTCCCCCAGCGGCGTCTATACGTAGCCTACTACGCATTGCGTAGTGTGTCAAGAGGATTTTGAGCGAAGCCCCCAAAATTTTGTAGTCGCTTCGTGGAGTGGGCTTCGCCCTCAGGTGGGGGAGGGGGCGCGGTAGGCGGGGTCGTGGAGTCGCGGTCAAGCGGCTAATCGGCTTAGTCGCTGACGGCTAGATGACGGCCAAAGGTGACGGTCGCGATGACGTTGCCGTCGTTGGTGGTGACGTCGGAGGGCGTACATAATAATGCCCCGCCATTGTTGTCAATGGCGGGGCGCAACCTACAGCGCGACCTCCAAAATCCGCGTCGTCTTGTCAGCCGAATCCGTCGCGAGATAGCGTCCGTCCGGGCTGAACGCTACCGAGGTCACTCCGCGCGTATGTCCGGTGAACGTGCGGACTTCCCGACCCGAGGCGACGTCCCAAAGCCGCGCCGTCTTATCATCCGAACCGGTCGCGAGATATTGTCCATCCGGGCTGAACGCCACCGACCACACCCAGTGCGTATGTCCGGTGAACATGTGGATTTCCCGACCCGAGGCGACGTCCCAAAGACGCGCCGTCTTATCATCCGAACCGGTCGCGAGATATTGTCCATCCGGGCTGAACGCTACCGACCACACCCAGTGCGTATGCCCGACGAACGTGCGGACTTCCCGACCCGAGGCGACGTCCCAAAGACGCGCCGTATCATCCCACGAGCCCGTCGCGAAATATTGTCCGTCCGGGCTGAACGCTACCGAGGTCACTCCGCGCGTATGTCCGGTGAACGTGCGGACTTCCCGCCCCGAGGCGACGTCCCAAAGACGCACCGTCTTATCCAGCGAACCCGTCGCGAAATATTGTCCATCCGGGCTGAACGCTACCGGGGTCACTCCGCGCGTATGTCCGGTGAACGTGCGGACTTCCCGACCCGAATCGACTTCCCAAAGCCGCGCCGTCCTATCCCACGAGCCCGTCGCGAGATAGCGTCCGTCCGGGCTGAACGCCACCGAATTCACTCCGCGCGTATGTCCGGTGAACGTGCGGACTTCCCGACCCGAATCGACTTCCCAAAGCCGCGCCGTCTTATCCAGCAAACCCGTCGCGAAATATTGTCCGTCCGGGCTGAAAGCCACCGAGTTCATTTCTTCTCTCCTCCCGCCGCCGCGTCGGGCTCCTTGCCCGACCGTCCCCAGCGGCTTCTATACGTATCATACTACACAATGCGTAGTGTGTCAAGGGGATTTTGCGCGAATCTCGAAAATTTTGTTGGGGAGTCGTGGGGCGGGCTTCGTTCTCAGGTAGAGGGCGCGGTTGTTGGGGTCGGGGGGCGCGGTCAGGCGGCTACGCGGCGGAGTCGCTGACGGCGTCGCTGACGGTTGCGATGACGGGTTCGGTGACGGCATAGATGATGACGCCCCTACTGGGTTTCTGGTAGGGGCGAGGACGAGAGTGAGGACTAGAGTTCCGCATGGCTCAACATAATCGCCATCACATAGGTTAATCCCTCTACAACGTGGGTTTCCTTCGATGCCCGCAACAGACGTACGGTGTTGATGGCTCCGAAACTGTCAATTACGTAGTGGGAATTCGTAGTCGCGATGATTTGGAGGTCGGGGTTAATCCTTTTCAAGATGTTGGACAGCTTTAACGCTGTCCCTGGAGCAAGATGACGTTCCGGTTCTTCTATCAGGAGAGGACCCGTTGCATTGAGGGCATCCCAAAGCAACCCCATCAGCCGAAACGTTCCCTCTGAGACATCTTCTTCCCTTATTTTCCTACGCCCAATCCGAAAGAGGATAGACGTACGTCCGTACTCTTCCTCTACTGAAAGCCTCAAATTAATCTTCAAGGCATCCTGAAGCTCCCACTCAATGAGCGTCAAATTTGACGCTAGAATCTCAGTAGGCGTAGTTTCCATTTCCCACAGGAAGCTTCCCGCGAATCGAATAGAAGAGAAAAACTCTGGAATCACCCGAAAGTCCTTGTTTGCCACAGTAGAACGCAGAAAAGACGCAGACAATCGAGCCGGGTCTTTCCTGTCTTCTTCATTCGAACGTTCCAGCAAGGAACGTCCATCGAATGCAACATATTCTTTCACGACCTCCACTTCTTTTCGTGGTCGTGAGGCTTGTTTGAAGACAAGTTCGTAAATCCATTGCTTCCCGAACTCGTCTTCCATCTCCACGCGTATTGATACATCTTCTTGTTTTACATAAAAGTTACGGATACTTCTCATTCCTCCTCGACTCAGCACTGCCTTCTGCAGGCTTCCTCCATCGGAGGAAATGTCCCTTAAAAACCGGAACGCATCGAGCAAGTTAGACTTGCCCGACGCGTTTTCCCCGACGAGAATGAGATGGTCACCGACCTTAATTTCAGTTTCCCTGAAGTTCTTCCAGTTCTTAAGGACAATCTTACGAAATCTCATATTCATCCTCCTGATGGAGGAAAACTCCCGCTTGCCGCAACATCTCACGGACATCGTCGAACAGAAGTTCCATGCCTTCGTATTCGTCGTGAAGGCATTCTAGGAAGTCCAAGAGGCGGGCTTCCTCCGCCTCTTCCGGTGTCTCATACAAAAATGAGTATGGGCGCATTTTATTCTCCTAAGCAAAAGCGCCCGCCGCTTGTAGGCGACGGGCGCTATGGAAACCTAAAACGGATAGCGGCGGAACTTGCAGAATTCAAATACCGAGACTTTCCCTTGTGGAGTCTCGGTCACTCGCCGCTCCGAAGTGGCAGCGACGGGCACGACCCCAAGTTCCGCCAGCTTATTGACTAGCAAGAACGTAAGAGTGTGCTCGCCCTGGACAAGAGCGACATCTTGTTTGCCATCCCGCTTCTCGTGTACCTGCTTGATAACAGAATACACGAGGTCCTCCAACTCCTCGGTATCCAGCGTCGGCGATACGTTGGGGAAGGGGATGTCCACAATTTCCCCGCCGAGCCGCCGAGCCTCTTCCAGCTGGCGTTCCCCCCACTTCTCGTGAGGGTGGTTGCTTACGTTAAAGAACATGTTACTCCTCCTTCTTAGCCCTCTCGTAGAGGGCGATGAGACGATTAGAATAGTCTATCCATTCCTTAGAAGCCTTCTCCGTTTTTCTTCGGAGAAGCTTCCGAAGTTCTCTCACCTTGCGGGTTTCTTTGATGACGCCAAACTTGATGGCGTCTTTCAGTTTGTCCTCCTCTCTCATGGCGGATACATACCGCCACCATGCCTTCTTCATCCTCACCTCGGCATTGCCGAGGAGGGAATCGAATGTATGATGACTCATCTTCTCTTCCTCCTAAGATTCCGATAGCCATCCACGAGGTACGGCCACCCGTACTCGCACGGGGCTTTCGTACTTATCCTCATTGCGGAGGCGACACTCCACCTCCACAAAGAGTTCCTTGTAGATACGCCGGGCCTCCCTCAAAATAGAGGACTCCGGCTCGGCACCTTCCTCCGCGCCCTCCTCAATTTCGACAGGAGGGCTTTGGAGGCCGCACACCTCCGCAAGACGTGCAAGGATTATCTCCTTCCACGCTGCGGAGTCGTGTGCCCCCTTCGGAAGGAGGGGCACCGTCTCCGTATAGTGACCCTCCTCCTTTTCGGAACCCCACGCGAACCATTCCCGCGTGAGATATTGTTCAGTCTCCATCACGCCACCCTTAATTGGTGGGTGAGGAAGACCGAAAAATTCGGTCTCGATCTCCTGGGCAACCGTTTTCACGGCTTCCGGGAGCCTTTCTGCTGCAGCCGCTCTTGTGGCCTTCACCACCTCTGCGGCTACTTCTCCCACCCGCCACCGAATCTCACTTTGACGGAGGAGTTCCTCTACAGTGAGATTCAGCCGTTGCTGCCACCATTCCAATGGCAGCTCTTGAGCTGCCCTACGGAGGGCAGACTCGAAGACCTTGAAATTTCTACCTACAAGAGACTTCGTCTCCTGTAGAAGAATAGTAATAACTTCTTCAGGCAACATTCCCTTTTCTCCTCCGCCGCCGCGCCGGACCCCATGCCCGACCAACCCTCGACGACGTTGACTACAGTATACTACGAACGGCGTAGTATGTCAAGAGGATAAACGAAAAGCGCACGAAAAAAGTTACTACGAAATTTTCTGAAAGGCGTTGCTATATACGGCGCATTCTGGGGCGCGTACAGCGCTTCAAATCGTGCCGGGATAGTTCAGATACGTGAGACCCTCATCGAACGCCCCTAAGGGCAAATGCGTGCGTTTTTCCGGCGAACCCCTTACGAAACACGATAAACGAACGACGATGCCCGCCTATCCTTCGATACACACGAAACCGAAGCTTCCCTTCGTGGTCCCGAATCGTCTCTATCAAGCCCTGCCGAGCCAGATGACCCAGCAATGCCCGCACATCGTATCTCTCTCCAAAAGCCTCTTCAAACGCGGACGCATCAACCCAAACATTACCGTCGGGAAGCTTGAACCCAACCTTCCCGCTCATATCCGTTACGGGCCCATCCACGAACGAATGTTGTCGTAGCCACCGGCTAACCTCTACTTCCGCATTACGGAATCGAAAGCCATCATCCAACGGCGACTTTGCTGAATCCAACTCCCTTGAATCCCTCGAACGCCCCTCTACGAGAGACAACAATGAAGACAGCGAGTCGTAGTACTCTCGATAAATGGAAAGTTCATGCTCAATCTCCTCGATTCGACGAGTTATCCACGCATGGCGGAATATCACTCGCGCAAGAACCGCATTTGCGTTCTTCACACGCATTGCATCCATCGCCTCGTTGTCCATGAGACAGCCCTCCCTTGATTCAATCAAGCCAAACCCTTATCATCTATGATGCGGAATACCTCACTGCGAGACCTGTACAAAAGGCGGAAGTCAATCTTCCGCCTTTTCCTCATCCTTTCGACGCATCGGAAGCTCCGCTAAATAACTATGCTCCTTCCACCACTCATCAAACTCCTCCCTAACAACCAATATCGGCGAATTGAAATACGGCCCTACCTTCTCCCAACTCACCGGAAAACGACCCTCCCGTATCCAACGAGTAATACGGTGACTGCCTATACCAAACAACTTCTCTATCTCTCGCAACGTATAATATCCCCTCATACCTTCTCTACCTCCTCCTCTTCTTCCTCTGTACCCTTCTTCTCAGACAACTCCTTCTCTACGGTCGCCGCTACCTTCTGACGAGCATCCCCCATTCGCAACTGTGCCGTCATCATCGCCTCTATCCGACGACCAGCCTCTACCATGTCCGCCGGATTGAACAAATGCACCGCCTGATACATGCCCGTCGTTAACGTCGCTACCAACATCCGCAACTCTAACAAGTAATTCAAATACTGCTCACGAGCCACTGCCTCCTCCTGAAGCGCCTGCTGAACATTCTTTTGCTCAGCACGCAACCGCTCCAACTCACTACGCAAACTCTCATTCTCACTACGTAACCGTATCACCTCTCGATTATCCACCCGAACCTTCTGACCATTCGACATCCCATACCTCCTCTCTTCTTCCTACGTATATACGACTACGAAGAGCCTTACGTTACGCAATACATGACATCCTCGACAGAAGGCGATGTACACCTCGATGAAACGATACGCAAATTGATCCCCTACTCTTGCCTAGCAACTCTGCTACTACGGCCGGAGATAGTCCTTGAACCCTATACGATACTATTTCGGATAACTTAGACCCTAATACTTCCCTAGATAAACGCTCTACATCTAATATCCGTAACCGACGCTCCAACTCCAATACACATCGCAACTCATCCGCAGAACGACGATACTCCATATAACTCGTATAACTACTACGACCCTCTAACTCTCTATTCCTACTCCTATGCCACATACGAACTACATTACGAGTCAATACATAAAGCCAATTCAAAAAACTATTCCCTCTACTCTCCCACAGGCCTATCTTACGGAATACCAATAGCCATACCTCCTGCTCCACGTCCTCTAAATCGGAATCCAATCCCATCCCCCTACTCCACTCCAAAACTAACCCCCTACAAGATTCGTATAACAACCCAAATGTAGCCTCATCGCGACTCTCCTTATAACGCAACGCCAACTCCTCTATACGACCCTTATCTCTAACCTTCCTCGACTTCCTCTCCATCCCCCTCCACCTCTATCTCTAACTCCCGTTGCCCATGAACCGCCAAACGCCTACCTAGACTACGACGTGACCACTCCACCTCCTGAACCTCTGCCGACGACAACAATCCCGCTACGTCTACATCCTCCACTACAACGCGAACCTCACCCCGCCCTCCTAACAAACCCTCCCTATCGTCCTTCTCCAAACGCCTCAGCAACTGTACCGTCGCCCCAACATCCCCCTCTGAACTACGCTCCTCTAAACGATTCAACAACCGAAGCTCCATCTCCACCTTCCCCCTATTCAATGCCTCCTCCCAACGACTACGAAACTCCGCATCGCTCATCAATCGGGCATGCAACAACGTCGGACTCAACCCCAATAAAACCGCTAAACGACTCTCACTCCATATCCCCTGCGACGCATACAACTCCAATCGCGACCAATCCACTCGCATACGACGCCCCTTACTCATCTCTATCTCCCCTCATAAACGACCTCTAACACCGCATCACCCGTCTCTTCAGTACTATCCCTATGACCACCGACTACCCACCACTAACCCGCACCATGTCTACGTTACCTCAACATCTCTACATGACCCCTACATAGCAACAATAACGTGAGATACTAGGAAAACACGCGCATTTCGTTAAAAATCACGTCGTTTTATTATGTTTTGAGCCGTCATCGAATCGAATTTTCTGGATTGTGTATGCAAAGGGCCGTCATCGAACCGAAAACTGTTTCGGAGCGATTTGATTTTGATTGAAATTCGTTTTGCTTTTCGTTTTTACATACGTATCTCCTTTGCTATCTGATGTAGTTTTCCGTGTTGAGCATGTCTGGTTGGTTGTTGCTTATCTGCTGAGGAGTAGGCGATAGGAGATATCGTTGCTTCTTAGCCTGCTCTTGGAACCACTTTTGCCTGAGAGCGACAAAGTCCTTTGGAGTGAAGTGAGATAGGTCTGCGATGTTAATGAACTCGACCCACTTTTCGATTGCTGTAGGTTTTTCGTTAGCAATCTTCCCGAAGTCCGCCGTAGCCCTAGATAACCCCGGTATCGCCTGAGCAAGAAAATATGCCGCTCGTGGATGAGATGTTATTACCTGCCCAGAACCTACATCGAGACGTGGCTCCAAAAGAAGGTCTACAGTCTTAGCCAAAGGAGGAATATATCGAGACAGTTTATAAAGAGAAGTTATATCTACCGTATCGCCAATTTGTCGGAACCCACCAAAGACACGCACGTTAGCTAGCACTTCAAAAGGCACTCGAATCAACGAAGATGTTGCCTGCAGGCCAAACCCGCCCGATGTCAAAAATCCCTCTTGCAGAGACTTAAGCTTCATCTCCGGCGCTAGCTTAACCGGCACAAAAGCCTCAGCAGTCTCCATCGCCGACTCAAATGGAGTTCGCAAAGAGTTAACTGTACTTACTAGCCCGCCTTCCTTAGCCCTTATTACAATCCCCAGCCCTTGCCTCACGTGAGGGGGCAGGGTTTGCATGGTGTCTTCATCGAGGGGTTCCTCTTCCAGGGCATCCTCTAGGGCATTCATCATTCTGTGTTGAATAGCAAGGCGCCCCGGTGCTGAGATTAATGCCTTTGCCTGAAGTTCGAGGTTTTTCCGAGAGAACTTATAGAATGGGATGAGCCTAGAAAGGACGTATTTCTCGAAAGGCGTTACAGAGCGATAGTGGAAGAGCGCCTGCTGAACCCTCTCGGCCGCCAAATCCGGGGACATTCCCTTTTTGAGTTCCGATAGAAACACATGAACACGGGCCAATTCCTCCACCACTTGGTTCATCTCGATAGGGGCCTCAAGCACCTTACCTCCGGCAGCCATAACCCTTCGCAGAGGCGTTTGCTTCTGAATGCCCTGCGCCTTCTTTACAAAGGGCGCATCCATATCGTCAATAATGCCGTAGTATGAATCGGTGAAGGCGACGTCGCGGCGCTGAAGCTCCTGCCTTAGTTGCCCCCATGTCCATTCCTTTCCACTGAAATCCGTCAAGATAGGTTCATTATTGAGGGTTTCTAATGCACGACGTACCGCAACACCTTCCTCCGTAACAAGAGCGGCTTTCCGTTCCAACCGCTTAGTGACCATGTCCCGATGGACAAGCTGCATGGCCAGCGCAGACGTGGCAGGATTGAACGTCTCTGCCCCAATCGTGGTATACATGTTCCACATGTTCGACCATATATTTTGTATTGTGAATCCGGGGAAGTACTGCGTCTTGAATCGCTTATCAATTTGCTGTATTTTATCGAAGATAAGCCCCGCCTTTTTCCATACCGGATTCATGGTTCCCCAGTTGAAGAACGCCTGATGAATGGCTTGTTCTACCTCCTTAGGAACCGCATAGCCCTCTATGTAACGAGATTCAGTCCATCCCTGCTTTGGAGCCTCCGAGACCGGCTTTGCAAACCCCGAATCAATTAACTCCTCATATAACTCACTGAGAGTCACGGTTCGCGCATGTGCCTGAGCACGTGTAGCCGCGGCACGAACAAAGTTGGGGTCAAACATGAAGCCAAACTCGTCGTTGACTAGCTCGATATGGGCCTGCGTTGGAGTGAATATTCTAAGATGCTGGAACGACGGCATGCTCTTTAACTTAGAATATTCAACCGATTCTTCGCGTTCCTCCGTAGTTCCTACATTCCGTCGGATAATCGCCCTCTTCTGCACAGAGCCATCGGGTTGCGGTTCGTCGAATACATTGACTACCCGGACACGTTCATTTGTATTCCTCAGGATTGCATCTTTTCCGCTGACAACAGGCTCGGCGGTACGACGTGTTCGCCGGACGAAAATACGCTCTTCAAGGTCAACATTCCTCCCAAGCGTTAGAGTTTCTTGCATGCCGGCTATAAGGTTAGCAATTTGATTTTCAATACGTTCTTGTTCCGTTTCGGTTCGACGAAGGAGTCGTTCTTTCTTCTCCACCTTCCTTGCTACGGTAAGCTTCTTGTTGAGCTCTCGGATTTCGTCTTTCGTGCTGGTAATCTCCTCTGCTAGAGCATTCCGCGCATCTTCCGTAGTAGCATCCGCTGTCTGGCGATATAACGTAGAAAGCCGTTGGTTCTTTAATTCGAGTTCCTTTTCAACGCCGGCAACCTGTGAAGAGAGTTTTTCTACGGAACGGGCATCGGAGAGAGCCTTTGATAGTTGCTCGACTCGGTTGACGGCTTGAGTTAGAGGCGTTGTAATGACCTTCCCGGATTCGTCCACATGGAACACCAACGGGTCATATGCATCGGGCTCCTTGAAAGCTTGTTGAAGAGATTCCAGTTGGCGATTGAGCACCTTCATCCTGCGCCCATGAACCCGCTGGATTTGCTCTTTCACGGCATCAATCGCCTCTGGGGGCGTGTTCTTCTTACCAGCGATGGCATCTAGCTTATCAAAGAGCGCCGCCTCATCCGACAAGATAGAGTCAATAGTCACCTGAATCTTGTCCGCACGCTCCCGAATACGCTCGTGAAACGCCGTATCTCGACGCACCTGCCTCAAGACACTCTGAGCGTCTTTGAGATGCTCCTTCACCGTGTCCACATCAAACGGCTCCTCCGTAACGCTACTATAACGCGACATCAACGTTTGACGCTCTTCCAACAATCGCTGTCGCTGACGCTCCAACCGCTGGATAGCCCGCTCAGTCAATTTTCCCCGCTGAAGTGCCGTTTCCAAACGACCCACACTCCTATCCAAAACGGCTATTCGCTCCCCAATATCAGCACGAGTAGAATCCCCTATCTGCTCCCGTAACTGCTGAATAGAAAAGTTGTAGTCTTCAATACGCTGACTAAGCTTTTCCCTTATAGAGAGAGGCTTCGCCAGAATGCCATTAAGCACCTTATCCAACGTAGTTGGCTTAGCCAGCAACGTAGATGGGGAAGCAATAATTTGTTGGAGATTTCCGGCTTCGTCTTGGTATGTTAGTAAGAAGAGGCCTCTGTGCTTTGCAAAGGCGGGATTCTTGCCGGTAGTTGCCTTTTTCAGGAAGCCTTCCTCTTCGTATCGTGATTGTACTTGTCGGATGGTTGTTTCCCATTCAGGGGATTCTTTACTAATCCCGCGCCGCTTCAATAGCTCTTTGGTCTGCTTAAGGGCATCTCGATATGGCGGTAAGACATGCGGAGCATATCCCTCTTCAATCTCGGAGATAGTCAACCCCGATGCCTGTTCAATCCGAATCATGTCCTTGTATAAATCGGCTACCTGTGCTCGAACGGCTTCTAAGCGCGGATTCTCAAGGGAAATATTGCGCTTGATAGCCGAGAGGATAGTCGTCGCATCAGCGGCATCAATATCGGGGTAGGCTCGAAGGATATGAGTATGAAGGTCGAGAAGACGCTTTCCATCGCGGATGCCTTCATTGACAACGGGGTCATTAGCCAAAGACTGGCGCAAGGATTCCAGTCGCGGATTATCTAAGCTCCGACCGGTATCAAGAGCGGTTTGTACCAATTCCGATTCTTCAGGAGTTAAATTGTTTTCAACGGCGGTATTCCAAAGTCGTTTGAGCACCTCCTGGGTACGGAACATCATGTTGTCTCGGCTGATACCGATAAGCTTTGCCACTACTGGGGGAACACGTCCTTGAACGCCGCCGCGGCCAAGGTTCTTCCAGTCGGTAACCCAGTTGTTGGAGATGAGACTCAAGGGAACCGCAAGCGCGCCTTCTACGGCCTTTTGAACTGATTGAAGCTGAGGTATCGTAGATGCAATTGCGGCGTACTTTCCTACGTCGAGGAACTGCTTCTCGGACATGGCAAGACGAACCGCGCCCGTGCTTGATTTAGTGACTGTAGGATAGTTGACGTGAAGCAGGCCGGACGCAACGTTCTCTCGAATGAACCCTTTGGCAAAGGCGCGTTCTTGCGGGGCTACTGCTTGGATGGTTCCATCCGGTAGTTTACGCTTTCCTGTTCGCGCGATGAACTGAAGGTCTTTTAGCCAATCAGCCACCTCACGTTGTATGGCTCGACCGGTTATTTCCCCTACACGGTCTATTACTTCCGCATCCTTAAATCCACGTGCCATCAAATCCTTCGCGATAGAAGGATTGATAATCTGACTCTTCGCGGTAAATTGAGGGGAAACCGTTCTCTGGATGACACTTGAAAGGTCAGATGCTCCAGTGCGAATTGCATTGGCTTCTTCTAGAGTACGGTTCACGAGAACGTTCTTTTCTAATTGCACCAACCCTTTTGCTTTTTCTGAGCCGAGGGCAATGGCTTCGGCAAGCCGCCGCGTGCCTTGACGAGTAAGCGCAATGGCGCCTTCTCGACCGGCGATTTTCGCCGCAGTTCCCTCCCCTACCGTAATCCAGTTGAGTGGGTCAAAAAGGATATTAGACGCGCCGGAGATAATAGATTTCATCGCCTCCATTCGGACGGCCTTGACCAGTTCCTCATCGGAAAGTTCCCCGCGAATGTTCTGGATTCGGGCTTCTATGAGGTGTTGCTTCCCCTTACGTGGCGTCTCTCCGAAGAGGAAACGGCGCGCCTCAATAGGCTCGGTTTTACCAAGCACCGCGCCCCCTAATTCAGACAACCCAAGAGTAGGTTCCTTCCCTGCAAGGCGCCCTATCGTTTGTTCCTTGCCTAACGTAAGTACTCCCCACCACGCGGATTGCGCGGCATTGAATGCGGGCAAAATCAACCCCTGAACGACACCGCGCCCTAGAAGCTCCATGCCCTTCCCGGCGGCAGATGCCGGCGCCCCCGCCACGGAGGACACCACCGATGCAGTAGATACTCCACGCTGAATATCCTCCTCCGGCAATCCTGCCGCTGTGCCTACAGATTCCACAATAGAACGACTATTCCTACGGATAGTCTCCGGCATCTGCTTGAGTTCATTCTCCGTAGCAGTCCAAAGCCCTACGATTCCCTTCACCGTCTCCTGAACGGTCTTTCCAGCAACAAGCCCCGCCTCTGCGCCCAACGCAGAAAGGAAAGATATATTGCGCGGGTCGAGAGGATTCAAAGGATTGCGAAGGGGATTACGTGCCCATTCTCGAAGTTCCGGCTTGATGAACGTTCCAATAGGGACTTCCGGCTCCGGTATCTCTGCAGTGGCACCATGACCTCGAAATCGCGGCGTGCCCTGCGGCCCTTGTTGCCCCAATTCCCTAGCAAACGCTTGATTCATTGCATCAGCGAGCTGCTGATAACGCCCACTTTCCGCATCCCCATTAGAATCCTCCGATACTACATCTGCCGGAGCAGATGGCGCTGGCAAGGAAGACGGCGATGAAGATGGTGATGGCGATGAAGGCGCCGAGGAAGACAGTGAAGACGGAGAGGGTGGCGAAGACGGCGAAGGCGGCGAAGGCAAGGACGGGAGTGCCTTTGGGGCGTGTTCGTAAGGAAGTAGCCCCTTGGATACTTGGATACCAAGAGCATGCCGTTCCGAGGCCGTAGGAGGCTCAAATGCGCTCAATCCCCGTGCAACCTGAGCACGCTGAGCCGTAGTCATCATCCCCACATCAGGACGAGATACCGGCAAAGCCGGCGCAGACGACAAATTATCACGAGCACCGGCAAACCCAATTGACCGGTTCATCGCATCCGCTAGTTCCCGAAGCCGGCGCTCACGAGCCTCCTGCTCCTCCCGCGCCCTCTGAAGAGCCGTCGACATTGGCGTACTACGCATCGCCCTCACCCTACCTTTCTAGACCATGACATTTTGTCAAGGGACTGCGACATTTTGTCAAGCTCACTGTCTACAAAAGTATACAGTGTCTACAAAAGTATACACCCGTTACTAGAGGTTCGCTAGAATGCTGCGGTTGAGCAGCGTTTGTACTGATATTGTCGTCGGTTTGGTTAGGAAGCGGTAGATACGTATGGGCTTAGATGGAAGCCAATGAAGGGGAGGCGTCGTGACTACGGTTTCCTCTGCAAAAGGTTTTCAAGAGCACGTAAAACGGCATCTCTATTTTGAGGACTTATTTTATCTACTTCGCTAGCAATATCTAATCCAGTTATAGGGAGTCCTTTACGAAGAGCCTGAGTAAGAAGCCTATTATAGATATTGCTTGCCATACTCACATTTATATCTACGGGTTTCTTCGATGCAGTAGGTAAGGAGGCTCTTGGTGAAGCGGGGGTACGGGCGGTATTACTAGGTGAGGGTAGCGATTGTACCGACCCGAACGCACCCAATCCACTAGCCATCGAGGCCTTTTGCTCAGTAGTCATTTCCCCCACACCTGCCTGCGAGGTTCTAGAGGGGGATAAAAAGGAAGTAGTAAGTTCTCTGGTTATATATGGGTACGGCAGGGAGAAATAAACATTATTATAATTACTACTCACATCCGAAGTATAGTTCTCACCAAAAAGATGAGAAAGAAAGGTTAGCACATCATCTTCAAGAATATAAACGTTACCTCTTTCCTGAGATTTGGCTTTATAAAAAGCATCCAATGCCCTTTGGGCAGCTTCTTTATCTTGCTCGCGAGGAGCCATATTAACTGTGTATCCGGCACCATTCGCATTCGGTACAATAAGCCCATACCTACTAAGAATCGCTCGTACGTTTGCAGAGTCCTCCGCGCTCCTACTCTTAATAAATTTCTCCGTGTTTGTTATATCGCTCTGAGTAAGTTCATCGGGGACATCTATTCCAAGCGCTTTCATTACAAGCGTGCTTTTGTCTCCTAAAGCAGTAATAAGGAGAGCCTTCGCACCTTTGTCGTCGGGATTCTTAGTTAGTCTAGAAACGGCGTTGTTTACCAGAGCAATTTTTGTATTAAGAGTCACGACGTCCGGGGGGACTTGCTCCTTCTTAGGCAAGACCAGTTCCTCAATCGACCTCGCAGGTACTCCCATGAATGTCAAAGATAAGACATTCGCTACGGTGCCCTTTATTTTAGGGTCAAGTCCTTGTGAATACATCTCCCCAAGCTTTGTAGCAAGGCCTGGTGGAAGGGGTTGATTCTCTCCAAGAAGTTCCTTATGCAGGGCTATCTGTTTTATAACCTTGTAGTTAGGATCATTTTCGTTATATCCATTCGCCTTAAGAGCAGCGTCTAGCGCCTGTGCTTTTCTATTAACCTCTAATGCGGTAGATTCTGATGAATAGACAGCGCTCCGTAACTCCGCGCTACCAAACGAGATGTTTGGATTAAATTTCGCCGCCTCTGCTTCAGTATCTATTAGAGCATGGAGATATTCTTTCACTTCCGCTGTATGCCCACTTTCATTCACACGGTCGTGAAATGCCTTGCTCATTCTATTTATAGTGTCTATCCTATTGAGTTCTCTCTCTTGCGCTTGCTTTTCGGCTTGAAGGCCAAGTTCCGCTTTGTCTGCTCTTGCTTGTGCCTCTCTCTCCTCAAAAGGATAAAGTGTCTTTTTATGTAGTTGCTCTTGTTCAAATGCGGCCGTTCTTGCCTTACCCTCTTCTAAGTTCTGTGCATAAACTTGAAGCTGTAATTCTTTCAGTCTTTTATCAAGCGTGTCCTTTTCTTGGCGCTGAAGGTGCTCTTCCAATACAGCTCTGGCTACTGGATTCTGAGGCTTTCGTCCCGCCGTTGGTGTAGTAGCTGACGAAAGTGGACGCGTCGTGGGTTCTGTAGGCGAAGATGTTGCCGGCGGCGTCGGTGTAGTAACTGGTGAAGACAGAGGCGCCGCAGGCGCCATCAGTGAGGACATTGGGGACGGCGGTGTCGTTGTGATAGCCCCTAATGGAGCATTAGACGTTTGTGATTCTTGTAATTGCTTTTCTGCAAGGTAGCCAGCATATGCGTTATTATAAAGTTGACGCGACTCTTGGCTTATAACATTGTATCTTTCCAAAGTCATAATTGCATTCCACACATCATCCGGGCTATGTTCATGCATAGTATTCACAATATTAAACGCGCGGTTGATTTCGTCCTTCTTTTGCGTTTCTTCTGTATCTTGTTTCTCAGCACGGGCTCGTTCCTCTTGCTTACTTTTTATTTGCTCGTTGAGATAGAGTTGTTCTAGTAGCGCCTGTTGTTGTTTGAGCTTTTGATTTGCTTCTTCAATCTTACGTTGCTGATACAGATTCAGGGCATCAGTAAATCCCTCCAGGATTCCCGTCAGCGCGGCGTATCTGTTGGCACTACCTTTAGGAAGAAATCGCATGAAACCTTACTCCTCATGCGTTAGGAAACCGTCTCCTCAGGGCACTCTCCGCTTGAGCCAAAATCGCATTCAACGCTTGTGCCCTTACTTGGGGGCTATTGAATATGTTAGCATTGGCGTTCCAATTAGCACCCCCCTGAATATAACTATTTGCCAATGCGCTTATCTCAGGAGCGGAAAATCCTCCCGGAAATCTATTCAACGCACCATACAAGGTATTCAACGCCGTGCCGTAGTCCATCTGACCTAGATTACTCTGTCGTAAGGACGATATTGTCTGAAGTGCATTTTGAAGTGCCTGTTGCTCAATGCCTCCAAGTGATTGTTGGGAAGCAGCTTGTTGTTCCCTAGAAACATTAGCAGTTAGAGTAGCTCTTACATCGTTCAGACGCCTCAAAACCTCACCTACCATTTGAGCTCGTAGCTGAGGGTTATTCTCTACGTTTGCTTGTGCTGACCACAACCTACCACCTTGAGAATAGTTTTCCAATATTGAGGCAATGGAAGCGGCCTCTGGTATATTAGGAGGCAATGTCCGTAGCAAGTTTGTCATGGAATTACGGAACTCATTCCATGGTACATTCTGCAATACATCATTAGATAAATTGCTAATAGAATCTAGCGCAGTATTCAATCTAGATAGTGCCTGCGCCGACGGAGATGCCGCTGGATTGGTAGTCTGCTGGGCAATCATTCTAGCATCGGATTCAAACCCTCTTGCCGTAGCAGCGGCAGTCTGCGATGCCGGCGCTTGCGGAGCCATAGGAAGTTCTTCCATCCCACGATAACCACTTATCCTCCCTCGCTCATTAGTGCTCCGAGTATTATTAGGCTCCCCCGCATTAATTGACGGCGCGTAAAAAGTATCATTATCCCCGGCACCTTGATTTCCTCCTGTGCCCTGATTTCCTCCCGTACCTGGATTTCCTCCGGTACCCTGATTATTGCTAGTGCCCTGATTTTCTCCGGTACCTTGATTACCTCCGGTACCCTGATTATCTCCGGTACCCTTATTTCCGCCGCCAATGTTTACTGATACAGAGGCGCCTCCTCGTTGTTTATTCCCACTATTGCCTAGTCCTATTCCAAAAGAAATCCCCCCGCCACCTCTACCAAGTGTTGTTGCTATAACCGCAGCTGCGGCTTGGATAAGGGCACCATAAAATTGGCGAACGCTATCGGCTTCCCTAGCTTTGTCTTGGCTTTCCAGCTCCTTCACAATAGTTGCGGTTCTTTCCCTCTCTGCCTGTAAGCCAGAGGCTATACGTAGCACATCATTAGCCTGTTCTCGTTGAGTAGTCGCCAATCCTTCATATTGAAGGGCATTAGTCGCCAACGTCCTTACTGCGTTCAAGTAACCATCTAGGCGCCCTTGTAGCGCTTGCTCCCCTATTTGAGCCCGGCTGAGTTCTCCTGATTGAAGCACGTTCGTAAAATCAATCAGATTCCGGGCGGAAGTCAATCGTTCTTGTTGAGCATATTGTAGTCCGAATTGTTCCCCTGCTTGACCCAATCCTGCGGCTTGTAATGCCGATTGTAACGCCGTCCTATTTACGTCCATCAATCCCTGAGCACGCGCTATTTGCCCTTGCTGAGTAAGCCGTTGCGCCTCCAATCCCGCTTGAAGGGATGTGCTACGCTCAAACTGACGGGCCTGCTCCTGAAGTCGTGCTATATCAAGCTGCTGAGCACCCGCTAGTTGCTGAGCTTGTAACCCCTGCCCAATCGCCCCTAAGGTTGTTTGGGCAAGTATCTCTGCTTGTGCATTCAATTCCCTCGCGGCGGCTATCTGACCTTGCTGCTCTAATTCACGCGCTCTAAGGCGCAAATCGTCTATCTGTGCCGCACGCTGCGTCTCCAAACGGGCTACATCGAGCTGCTGACCCGCCAGCTGTCCCTGCGCTTGCAAGGCAATACCCTGTGCCGACAATGTCTGCCGGGAAAGGATATCTGCCTGTTCATTCAACGCACGTGCGGCTTCTATCTGCCCGCGTTGCTCTAACTCACGAGCGCGGAGACGTAAATCGTCTATCTGTGCCGCTCGTTGAACGTCCAGTTGGCGCTCTTGTAGAGTCATGCCGCGCTCGGCTAATGTGCTACGAGAGAGAAGGTCTGCATGTTGAGTAAGGAGTTGAGCCGCCTCTGTTTGTCCCTGCAACGCAAGCTGCTGGGCGGCCATTCTAAGATTATCTATTTGTGCCGCCCGCTGGTATTCAAGCTGCTGTGTTTGCAATTGCTGAGCTTGGGTCAAGCCGGCTTGCGTAGTAGCGACCTGAGCGGCAAGTCTTGATAGGTCGAGACCCCCTGCCTGCGCGGCTTGTAATGCTTCTCTTGCCGCTGCTGCCTGTGCTATTTGACGTTGATTCAGTAGTTCTGCGGTACCTAATGCCGCCTGAACACCTGCCTGACGAGCAGATAATTGCTGACGTGTCGCTTCTTGTGCCTGAGCAAATTGCAATTGACGCTGTGCGAGTTGTGCCTGCTGAGCAAGTTCCGCTTCTGACGTTCGCAATGCTCCCAGCTGACCTAGCGTCTGCCCCGCAAGACCACCAGCGGCGGATATTCCGCGTTGAGCAAGCTCTGCTTGTTGCAAGGCTAGTTGTGCATTCGCGGTTTGAGCCTGTCTAGATTCCGCCAGTCCAGCAAGTAAGGCATTTAGGTTCTGACCGCGATAGGCAAGCCCAAACTGGTCTGCTAGTTCTTGACCTTGTTGTGCCAACCGTGCTTGCTCAATATTTCTGACCTCCTCCATCTGACGTAGAGCAAGCGCCTGCTGTACATTAGTGCCCAAAAGATTCTGAGCACCCTGCATACCCCTTGCACGGGCTTCCGCCATCAAATTAGCGGCGGTAGCGGCCTGTTGCAGATTCAACCCCGCTTGCGTGGTCGTGGTATCAAGACCTAGCCGTGCTTGGGCAAGTTGACGAGCGGCGAGCTCTGCGTTCAACGCCGCATACTGTTGCGCAGCAGCTTGCTGTGCCGCAAAGCGTTGTTGTGCCTGCTGCTCCACGACATCACGCATTGCCCTCGACATCTCACGAGCGGCAATGCCTTGTCCTATACCGGAACCAGCAAGCCCGCGTCCTCCCAAACTATATGGATCATTGGCAAGAAATAACCGCTGCGCCCTCGCGGCAGACGCTAGTTGGGCTTCCTCCGCTGCACGTTGCGCCTCTGTCGTTTGACCTAGCGCACGTGCCAAAAGCTCTGCCTGAAATGCTGGAAGCCCTTGCTCTACGAGAGTTTGATAGTAACGAGATTGAGCGGTGTCTGCGCTAACTCCAACATTTGCACCACGAACCGCTTGTACTTCTGAAAGTTGCTCTGGTGAAAGTTGCTGCTGGATTGCTTGATCCAATATCTGCCGCTGGCGATCTGCTTCGCCGAACGCTTGAATATTTTCGCTAGGAGCACTTATTGTTACCGGCGTTCGATAACCTTCTGGATTCGTTATCGGATTGAACGGATGTGTTCTATCCCATCCCTGGTCATACCCCTCCATTCCGGGTTGCAAATCCGAAATCATCAACGCCCGATTAAAGGCCCTGCGCATTACTTCATCTTGAGATACTCCTACATTAGGAGTCTGCTGATTGAGCAATTGAGATACCGCGGCATTTATATTTCCAAGTTGTGTTTGGTCGGCAGTAATTGCCTGTGGAGTAGTCGTCGTAGGCGTTTGAAGTTGAGCAGTTGGATTGTAGTTGTATAGGGCATCTGCGGCGGCGCTCCCTCCGACTCCCCACAGCAAGCGCTCTATTGCAGGGTTTGTCCCGGAAAGAGCATTTTGGGTTGCCTGACTGAACAATGCCGCCTGTGCATTGGAAGCCGCCCTTGTATCTATTGTTCCCAGTTGAGGTGCCGAAGGTGCTGCGGGAACATTTTGAAGCGCCGCTGGCTGAAATCCTGAAAGTTGGGATGCCGTTCTTGCTATATCTTGTATATCTGAACGGTACCCCATCGGATTCCGCACAGGATCATACGGACGTTCTCTATCCCATCGAGGGTCATATCCAGGATCACCAGGTCTCAGAGGAGCTTGCGTTTTCACCGCACTAGAAAGACTCTCCAACGCACTCGGCGTAAACTCGCCGCCCGTCTGAGACAACAGTTGATTCAACGCCGCATTGGTAATCCCCGTCTGACTAAGCATCCGACCCAAGGAACTCTGGAAGTCTTGACCCATACCGGGCAACGACACATCCCTGAGACCGGACAAGTTACTCGGCGTAAACCCGGCGCCCGTCGGGGACAACAGCTGATTCAATGCCGCATTGGTGATTCCTGTCTGCGTTAGCATCCGGGTCAATGCCTGTTGTACGGCAGTATCTTGTGGTGTACCGGATTGAGATAACCTTATTAAGGATTCTGGTATGTCTCCATTTGGAGACACTGCGGAAACGTTTCCTCCGAGAGCGTTCAAAGCATCCAGTAATGATTGCTGTGCCGAACCCGACTGTGTTAGTCCAGAGCGAGCAAAAGAGGAGAGAGCGCGTTGAAGGGCCGTTTCTTCGGGAGACTGAGTGCCAAGGCCGCCGACGAGGGCTGAACGAAGCTGCGGGATAGCCTGACGAGATTCCGTGCCGAAGGGAATTTCTTGATCATATATAGAACGTAAGTTCCTAAGGACATCTTCAAATCCTTCATTTGCGTAATTGAACAATCTTCCCGCATTAGGATTCTGAAATCCGTTCATTCTCCTCAAATCAGAGAATTGAGCACCGAGCGCCTGGTCCCACGTCCAGTTGCCTACATTATTCCACCCACTTCCGGCACTAACCGATTTCGTATTTTCAGGATTAACTTTCAAATCCGCCCAAGTAGTCGTGGCACTAGTATTATCTTGGCGAGGGGGTTGATACCCTGGATTAAAACCAGCACTACTACTAAAATTATCAGGAATGCCAGTGCTGAATATACCAGTGCTAACTATACCAGTGGTCGTATAATAATCAGCAGGATTACCTCCAGGATTACCGCCGTTATTATTCCCCCCGCCGCCTCCGCTACGCCCGCCGCCTACAGACTCCCCATAGTCAGATGCTACCTTGCTTATTTCGTCATCCGATGGCGGAGTTTTTCCCATCTTAAGAAATATACTTTTTATTTTAGACCTAATAGAGTCAACTGTTTCATTTGAAAATATTGCTCTGAGTTGTCCCCATAAGTCACGCAGGTTAGAAAACGTAAACGTATGTCTAGCACCAACCTTATCTGGCCCAATTTCAACCGTAGTGGTTCCGGCAGCACTATTTACGTTGATATTAATACCACTCGGCCAACCGGGAGCTCCGGGAGCTCCAGGCGCGCCTATACCATATGTTTCATTATAGATATTGTCAGTTGAAGAATTATTGCCCAGGGAACTGTTATTTTCTCTAGCGGCATTATTCAACGCATCTAGTACCGACGTTGCCGTTATTGACGGGAAAACCTGTCCCGTAGTTGTCGTCGTAGTCTGAGAGAATATGCCACCGGTAGTCGTAGTAGTCGGGCGAAAAACGCTTCCTGTCGAAGCCGTTGTCGTCGTCGGAGAGAATATACCGCCGGTAGTAGATGTTGCTTGCCCAGCATTTCGCTGTTGAATCAAGCGGATAACTTGGGCAATGTCTCCTGTTCTATTCCAGACATCGAGCATTTCATTTTGAAAAGGATTCGCAGTAGAAGTACTTGTACCGAACTGATTTATACCAGATTGGCTAGTACCAGATTGGCTCGTCCGAGAGTTACCCAATATGTTATTTGTATTGAGGATTACAGTAGAAAGCGGGTCATAGATTGGGGGCATAAGGGTACTCCTCTATTAACTAAAATGCCGAATTACAGACATTGGATTACGATTCCGATTTGTAATCCGGCAGGTAAGAAGGGTCTGGGATAACCTTATCAAATCCCTTCCAGAAGCCGTCTCCTATCTTCCGCTGCACGTATTCCACTATAAGCGTGTCTAAATCGGCATCTGACGTAAACCCATTCACATAGAATGCGTTGAAGTCCTCGTCAGAAAGCGTTATAGTGAACGAAAGCTCTCTTATCTCCTTGCCATCGCGATCGAAAGCTTTCACGTCCACCACAAATACAGCATCCTTTACGGAGATGCTGTACGTAATAGCCCGGAACTCAATCTCCCCCAAAACGACATGCGTGCTTCGAGCCATGAGATACCTCCCCTTTTGTCACTTCCACGCAGGAATGTACGCAGTAGAACCATCCGAAGTTATAACTTTAATCCAAGTATAAGGAGCCGATAGAGTAACCGCTGGACAGTTAGAGCCCAGCGAAGCCGATCCCGACCCGGTAGTATTTGTTCCCGCAAACATTATGTCCCCACGTACGGTTAATTGATTTGATGCCAATCCTAGAAGATCGGTATCCGTAGTTAATCCGATGTCACCTCCATCTACCAATAAGTCCCCAGTGATTTTCACATTACTAGACGTATCAAAAGATAATGCTACTGTCCCGGAAACGCCACTTCCCGCACCATAATATCCCATTTCCAAAGCCGGAGTTGCGTCGCCCTGCCTACGTATGAAGGCACCACCATTATTTCCGCCAGTAAAAGTAGGTGATGACCTAGTACCGCCATCCACATAGCCATTCAACGTAAGATAAGTATCAACATAAGCCGCATCATAAATTCCGCACAAAGATATAGGCCAACTAGTATTAGCACCAAAACCAGTAATCAAATAAAATGGAGTTCCTATTCCAGAAGCAATTGGAGCAATTCTTATTGCTGTATTTGATACAGGAGATGTTCCTATACCTATACGAGGATCACCTGATATAGTAAGCGTTCCACGAACAGTAAGGGCATTCGCGGAGAGACCAAGAAGGTCGGTATCCGTAGTCAACCCAATATCCCCACCCGACGATGCTTTGAGAAAGTCACCAGTACTTGTTATCACCCAACGCGTTACGGCACCCGTACCGGAACCGGCACCATTCGACCGAGTACGAAAGGCTATTCTACCGCCACGATCATTTGCCGTAGACCCATCCGTAATACCATCTATTGCCGCTATCTGCTTCGCAGTAGAAGATAACGTGTTGTTCTTAAACGCCCATCCTACTGTCCCTACCGAAGCAGCATCGGCATCTGTCCTACCGGAGGCTAGCTCCAACGTAGAACTCAAGTTAGCATGGTATAATGACGCTACTTGTCCACTATATCCTGTTAGGTTGATATTACTCGTTCCCGTACCTATACCAATATTAGAGGACGTGTTTCTAACTATCGTACCGGCAGCAAGTTGAACATTATCGGAAGTGTCTACCCAAGCAAGGTCAAAATAAGTACCAGCAGTAATACGTTCCCCCCGAACAACAACATTATTTGGTACCGTTATTGTACTCGTCGTGGTAAGCGTTCCACGAACGGTAAGGGCATTCGCCCCCAAGCCAATAAGGTCGGTATCCGTAGTCAAGCCAATGTCGCCACCATCTACTAACAAGTCGCCGCTTAGGGTCAACATTCCGGCAGAGTGCGTAGCGGTAAAGTTACCATTAGCGAAGTTGATTACAGCACCGGAGGCTAGAAACAGGTCGCTCCATCCAAGCGATGATGTTCCAAGAGAAGCCCCGTCATTTGTGGAAGGATTTGCCGCGGTTATAAACCCTGGGGATGTATTGAAGACAAGCGCGCCTGATCCTGTTTCATCCGTAATTACGGATGCAAGTCCAGCACTTGTCGTAACAGCAGTAAAAGGGCTGGTGCCATTACCTACAACGAGTCCCGATAGGGAAGATACTCCAGTTCCGCCGTCGGAAACAGATACGTCCGTTCCTCCAGTACGATATATATAAGACCCACCAATTGTTACCGACGAGTTCAAATCAGCGGAAGCTGTTGCGTTCGCAGTAATTGTTAGAAAGTCTGTCCATGTGCCTCCTGAAACGTTGTATCCAGATAACTTAAGCACCTTTCCAGCAGAAACCCCAGTAGCAAGTCCAAACGAGGAGCCCCCGCCATAGAGATAATTGTCTGCTGGTGTATCTGTGCCTGAGAGAATACTACTATCTTTTACAAGGGCTCCGGTTATTCCATCCCAAAGAACTACGGCGTTGTTAGTTGAAGAGGTAGGGCCTCCAACGAGTCCAGCGGCACTAGCACTTTGTGGAATCCATTCACCGGAAGCCGCATCATAAGCAAGCACATCATTATCATTTGTTGTAGACGGTTCTACGACATCTCTAATAAGAATCTTTTTCCATTGCAGAAGTCCATCTGAACCTATTAGATTCCAGAAAAGATTTGTAGATGAGTCACTCGATTTAACTCTAAGTTCGCCGAAGAACCCATCATTTTTCTCAGAACTTGGTGAACTCGTTACAATGGTGGGCGAAATACGTTTTTCTATCTCAGACAAAATGAGTCGAAGCGCATGTATCAGCTGCTTCGTATCTGATAGTGTTGGTGACAGATTAGGAAGGACGGGCATGCTTCACCTACGGAATCTGATTAAGAGACCGAACTTATCCCTTCTCGTACTCCACGACGATCTCTTGAATTTTCCCTAGCGCATTGCCCGATATTTCAAGCTGGTGGGCGCGTCCCCTACTCCATAGACCGACACGATAATCCTTGTTCAATACGGGAAGGTAAGTTTTAAATACGTCCGACGTAGAAGAGAAGTTCTTGTAAAGTATGACGGACGTTGTTGTAGCAGTCCCTTGTTCATATATTACTCGAACGCCTGTTATTTTAGTTTCATCATCCCACATGTTCCAATCGGTTTTGTACTTGCATGCGATTGCAGAACCGTTATCGGAGGTTCCTCGATTGTACCTATATAACCCGCCGTCCGATTTTCCAAACCATAAACCGCCAAACGCATAGACTTCTGAATCATATACATCATCACTACCACCATAGCCATACCACCACAGGAAAGAATACGCATTAATATTACTAAACTTCGTCCAGTAACCGAACGTGGCGTCAAAAACCAAACATGTATCGTTCGCTATTATTGAGTACTTAACTCCACTTGTTATATTTACGGATATTTGCTCTACTACGATTTCATCTGTGGCATCTGATACGGAAGTAACCATGCCTATATTATCAGGGTTCGTACCAGGAGCTGACGACGTGAAACAAAACATACCCGGCTTTACCTTAGACAAGTCCCATCCGTTATTATCTTTTATTTTAAAAGTACCCATCCCAACTAACGAACTAAATATTATTGGTGAGGTGGACGTAATTGTTGTATTTGCACTGGATTCCGTTACTGGGGTTCCACTTGGAAAAGACAACCAGTATTGATTTCTGTACTTTACAGCGCAGGGAATATACTTCCATGAAGGACGCAAATGAGAAATCAAGTTGTTTATAGGTCGAGATATAACTTCCGCAGTGGAACCATTTGTTCTCCAAATCTGATTGTCTGTTCCAACGTAGTATATGTAATCTCCCATGTCCACTATTGTTCTAGGATAAGCGCACCCTGCGGCACTCAAATTAGACGATATGTCTATATTGGCAATAGAATCTCCTCGTAGTACAAATATACGTCGGTCTGTGAATACCAATAATCCCCCGCCGCCGGGGATTAGCTCCAACCCGGTTATAGTATCGGATGCGGAGCCTATTTCTATGCTGTTCTCTTGCGGGAACCAATCTGGAAACATTCCCGTAGTAGTTAACTTCGAGAACACAATGGTACGCGGAAGAATAACTGCCCATATCCTACCAGCATATCCTTTTGCAAAAGCCCAACGATGGGTCAATCGGTCGTGATCATCCGTATCATTCTCAGCACCTAGCGTATAAGACACTCCCCCGATAGTCGTAGCATCCACATCAACCGTTACGGTTCCAGTACCGGGCGTATGAGTAACCTCACCAACAAAGAATATGGACGCGCTTTGAGCAGCAGCCTGCGTAGTTTGGGCGGTCGTACGATAAATTCTGAATTTATTCCATTGCTGGTCTACGTCTCTTGTCAAAGTAATTCTCACCCTTTTATCAGAAGCCGTTGTTTGAATTGCAATAGTGGACGTTGGCTTTGTTTCTATGCCATAGGTGCTGTTATAGAACGTATATGCAAACCCATACCACGATAATGTATTTAAATCTCCTACTCCCGACACGAGAGATAATGTTGGGTTCGTAGGAGCATCTCTTCCCAATGTATATCCCTTCAACGTAGAGGTACTATCCAAGTCAACCCACGCAGGGTTCTCTTCATTACTACTAAATCCAATGAAAAATCTATTCTGAAAAACAATACCTCCGCAAAATAGGTCTTCAATACGTTTTGGCTTGAAAGAAGCCGTAGGACTCTTGGAGTAGTTAAGTATTTCCAAGTATTCCGTAACCTGGGCTCTATGCAATGCTGTTGTTGCAGCAACTGTTGCGATGACGTTAGTGTAATCCTTTTTTTCCGTGCTGGCGTATTGTGCATAATATCCTCTATACAAGTTAGTAACAAGTCCGCCACCAGGGGCAGATGTAAGAAGCACTTTATATCCTTTACGAGATACAAGTCTTCCGTGTCGGTCAATCTCCAGGTTTTGAATATCATCAGCCCCGCCTTTTCCATCAAAGGCGGGGTCTGTGACAAGTCCTCTGCTGAAGTTTCTCAGTCGAAGAATCGGCATAGAAGCATTTCCTCCGGCTAGTATCCGGATTTCTTCTTTCGCTTCTTTACTCTCTCAGGAAGACCCTTCGGAGATTGTCCTTCCACGAACTCCGCCGCTTCTTTTTTAGACGGGAGTCCTTTACGGGGTTTGATACTACCTTCTGCGATTCCCTTCATCAGACGGAATTGCGCCTTGCTTTTAGCTGGCATTTGCGTCCTCCTTCTCTTTATCTGGTAGCTCGAAGCACCATTCGTCTATGTTCAGCTGAGCATCGGAGGAAATGCCCATTTCGTTTGCGATTTCAAACGCAACCACTTGAATCCTACGCGTCAAGGATTCAATCATCATTTGAGCAACTTTTACGCGCTCTTGAATTTCGTCTGCTAAGTCTTTCCTCAATCGAACTAGCTCGCAAAGACGTGCCTTTTGTTCACCTTCTAATACAATTCTCATTGAGGATACTTCCTTCTATATAGGGTTAGCCGATAGTTCCACGTCCCACCGGTATTACCTATTTTTTCTCTCACCCTCCAGAAGGCTCCCGCCATCAATGATGTTGAAACGGTGCTCGACGCCATAGTCCCATCTGAACCGCCAGTACCAGCAACCGCCGTAGCCGGAGGAACAATAGGATACCGAATCACAAGAGGAGCCGTTGGCGACGCAGTATGAGCCTGCTGAAGAGTGAAACATGCGTAGTCCCGGAAATATGCGTTCTCATTCGCACACTGAACATAGATGTCCAGTTTATCTCCGGTACCGATGACCGTCGTTGCGACGACTAGTTCCAGCTCCCCATAGATGACTCCGCCGGGGACATGAACCGCCGAGGTAGTCTCTACGGACGTAGAATCCGCGCTCTCGAAGTCCTTGATGAGAGCAGAAATCAACGGCATGGCTATCTCCTATCCAAACGTACGAGGAAACTTGAATTGGGCAGGGTCTGCGGTCTGTCTTACATTCAAACGTCTGCCAGCGGTTGGCAAGACATTGCGTACCGCCCAATAACCTTGCTGTCCTTCTCGATGCACCCACCGCTTCAAATCTTCTAACCCCAGCACATACATCTGATAGGCGTTGTCTACAATACTGCCTACGGTACTTCGCTTCCTCAAAGCCAACCAAATGGCATATCGAAGCACGACCTCCTCCGCACGATAAGGCAGTTCCAAAATGTCTGAATTAGAAGACATCGTCGCTGGCAACGCCGCGTAATGGACGTAGATAGATTCATCAGACATAGCCGCGTTTACAGTGAACAGCATATCGTTCGCGCTAACTGCTGACCAAGATGTCCCATTGTAAAGTGCCGCCGTGCCATTCTCGTAGCCATTCCCATTGTTGTATGCCCATGTCCAATAATTGTTATTAGGTGTTGCATAGTAATTTGACTGCGCTGGTATTTCCGCTACTATCCAATAAGTAGTATTTGTGGACAAACGAAATGGGTTGTTAAATACAAAGTGATTCCAACCGGATTCTATAATAGAATTTTCATCCAACGTGGCTTTGGCATAAAAATTCGCAAGCGTTCCAGAAGGAACGGAACCGTTATTCGTCTCAATACGAACAGTTATGTTGCCAAGAGGAGTACCGGTTTTCTTCCCAAGATAAAGCTTTACTGAACGTACAACGGTATCACGAGTAAGCTTGAACGACTGGGCAACCTTTTGCTCTGTGCCACTGATATTTCCAATGGCATAGGTTCCATCCGAAGCATTATCAAACTCAATCGCAGTAGTTTCATCGCCCTTTGTAGTTGGCGGGTTGATGAACATAACAGGACGATTCGCTTCCTTTTGAACTACACGATAGTAATCACCCTTCTCAAAGTTATTTCTTCTTCCTCCTGAAAGGGAGGAAAAAGTCAACGTAGAAGCATTTGTTACAGCAGTAATGGTCGCTTCCGATCCATCTGTTACGTTGATGACTACATCTCCAGCTGAAAGCGCGGCTCCTTCATCGTCTTTTACAGCGCTTCCAGTATCAAAAGCGTACTGAGCGCTACCCGTTCTGTCTGAGTCTACAAGCGTCGTGGACGAACCGCCCGTCGCAATTCCCTCCGTGATAATACTACGACCGCTTCTATACACCTGATAGCCGTATGGAATCGTAGTAGCCACGTTATTCGTGATAGAACCAATCATCGCCTGCAGAGAAGGGTCTTGTGGAAGAATATACCGAACCCCATTGTTCCAATATTCTACGAAGAGAACTTCCGCCACTTCGTATGGAAGCAAGTATTCTCTTTGTTTCGGTACAACACGTATGACATGAACCTTCTGAAGGAGGGCTCTTTTGTCTGGAGTAATACACTCTGAGCAGACAACGCGAGCGGCATCATTTATGTCGTCGTTAAGCTCAGAGTCAAGCCATGTTCCGTCAAGAGACGTCTCTCCTGCGGAGTAGGGCTCTCCAATATACCGACGTAGTCGAGTCCGAAGCTCTAAGAGTGTTGTAGGCATTGCTCGTTCTCTTAATGGTTAGTGGAATGCTCCGCATTGAAGCTTCCACTCAACATTCCCGTCCGGTTTCATTAACGCTGGTTCATACCAAATCCCGTTCGTCACGAGATGAACGTACGGCAAATCGGTACGACAATAAACCTTGAAGCCTGCTTTTCTAGCCTTGATGCAAAAGTAAACGTCCTCCCCTACCTGCTTGCCATCGGGAGTTCGCTCTCCAAACGAAAAGTAAGGCGGCTCGATAGATTCTAGTACTTTCCGTTTGATGAGCATACCCGCGGCTCCTATGGCCTTAACTTCATAAAGCCCCGGTTTCCCTGCGGGAAATCCCGCATCGCATAGGTATTCACAGGTCGCCGCATTTTCCGCTTTTGACTCCACGAAAAACAACGGAATATGTGGCGGAATCCGTCGTGCTGAAAAGCCTGCGACAATATCCACATCCGAGAGCAATAGCTGAACAATCGTATCCGGCGGATAAACCATGTCCGCATCCAACATGAACAAGTGAGTATAGTCGCCCTTCAAGCACTCCGCGACCATCTCATTGCGCATCGCATCTAACTGCGCCCTTCCCCAAACCCCATACGTCCAATTAAACTTACGCAACTCGAAGAAAGACTTAACAAAAGCCACGTGCATATACTCCCAAGAGCACGGGATTGCAATCAGCACGTTCGCTTCCTCTATAATACGTTTTTTCCTCACTTGGTCTTGACCACTACCAAAATAATATTTTGACAGTGAATCGTCCATAATTTTGTTAAACTCATCATATGTAAACTTTATCTCAGGGGGCTTTTCATTCTCTATATTAGGTATGTTTTCTATGGCGTGTTTTATATTATTCTTAAGTTCATCGGTTGTTCGTACATAAGTTCGTGATATTCTCAAACCAGCTGCATTGACTCGCATGACCATCTTCCTTCTCTCAGCACAGGTATCAATGCAACTTTAGAAATATGACCTAGAATCAAGTCAGTTCTGCACCACAACTTGAATCCTGCATCTCTTGCCCTAACCGAGAAATATATGTCTTCGCTAACTATATTCCCGTTAGGCGCCTTTTTATTGTAAGAGAACCATGGCGGTCTAATTTTTCTAAATACTTCCGTTCTTACCAATAATCCCCCTGGAGAAACTGCCCCTACCTCATACACTCCCATTCCGGGAGGCCATTCAGGTCTCATCACGTAACGAGTCTCTGTAGCTAATAGGAACAACGGTATATTTGGAGGAGACCTTCTAACATAAAAAGAGCATACTATATTCTTATCCGCTTCCAACAAAGCCTTAATGGTGTTTGTAGGATATATCATGTCCAAGTCAAGGAAGAGCACATGCGTATAATCTCCTGATAATGCATACTCGACTATATTATTTCTCATTGTTGATAATTCGTACCCATTCTGAAAATATAACTGGCATGGGCACGGCCTCTCTAAATTGAAAAGGCTAAGCGTAAACTCTTTTGGTACATCGCCCAGACTACATGGGACTCCTATAAGAACTTTAGCATCAATCATTGGCACACTAACGCATCCCTTTCTTAATACGGGAAGCGGAGTACTTATTTATGTTGAAGTTCTTTGGCAGGGCAGGCTTCTCCTGAGGGGTCACCTCCATGACGAGTATAGGCTGTAGGGTTCTTTTTAAGTTCTTCGGCATTCTAACGCCACTAGGAATACTCTTTGTCCGACTCATTTGGTGATTCTCCTTTCTAAGGAAAGGGTCTAAGGAAGGGGCGGTATGAGTACCGCCCCATGTAGGTCTTTTACTCGATGTCTACGAGGCGAAGCGGTTGAGAGATACCGAGTCTTTCTTCGATTGCTTTCAACCGCGCGTCCATCGATTTATACAGCTGGGTAATGCCACCGTAGGCAAGGAAGAGAGCTCGCTGGAGATTGAGCATCCACCCGGAGCCCGTATTCTTCCTTTCTGCAATACCCATGGCTTCGAGTTCTTTCATGAACTCGATACGCATCGCGGGATTCTTGTTCCACTTTGAAATAACCGCGATGTCGTCGTAGTCGTCAAAGACATCGGCAGTTCCGGTGGTACCAGCAATGGCAGACGCCACATCCACTTGGATTCGTCCTTCGGACAGAATTCGGAAGGCTTCATTTCCCGTGCCTGCGTCCGATGTCCAAAAGACAAATTTCGTAGAAAATGACCCCGCCGTTGCCGTCGAAATGACAGCGTCAATGCGTTGGTCTACGACCTCTGCACCGGAACTATTATTAGCGATGAACCGGATTCTACCGTGTACATCGTCCACAGCCGGAGATTCAGAGTCGTGCTTAATGTCCAGCACGGCACCCGTAGCACCAGCATTCGTGTTTTTGATGAGCAACACGCTGCTGGTAGTGGACTGCCTGATTTCGGCGGCCACATTGCTCGTGGTCTGGTCTATGGTGACCGCCACCCCGGCGTTATTGCTGTTTGGTTGGAATGTAATGGGCGCCCAAAAGATAGGGTCTCCCGTTGTTTGGGATAGCCCCGCTCCAAACATATGCTCCCGAAGGAACACAACGTTTGGGTTCTTACGCGCGTTATCGGAGGAGAAATCCGGCGCCTTGCCGGTATAGAACGTGGGCATGAGATTTCCTTTCTTCCCTACCTTCCCGCCTAGCGTGGGACGAGATTGCTCTCATCCCACGCCGAAGAAAGGGTTATTGACGGAACATCTTCGGATAACCGAGCGAAACTTCCGTCGGCAGGAGGATGTTTGTAGACGGGTCTGTCCACATGCAGTTAGCATTGAACAGAATCAATCCGTCTGCAGTTTGGTCAATGTAAGTTCGACCGAACACGCAGAGAGCTTCCCCTGCCGTTGCTCCAGAGGCGGTAGTTCCCTGCGAATATCCGGCCGTGCTGGAAGACGGGATTAGCGCCAAGTCAGTGGTCTTTACGGGGTTGTCATCGGTATCGAAGAGCACAATGCCCTTACCGAAGTACAATCCCCAAAACCAGTACTCGTCTGCCACCGCAATCTGCGCCACGCATACGGCGTTCTGGGTTGACGCAGACGACTTCGCCACCCGCGCGTCGGTCATGACGACGTAGTCCGACGATGTTGTCAAGGCCGTACTGATTTTGCCGTCGTCAGAATTGACCCAGTACACCTCGACGACATTATCGGACACGCGAGAGGTCACAATACCACCCTGACCCTGCGATCCCCCTGCATCAATCCACAAGAAGTACTGATGCCCAAGTCCTTGATTGTTCCCGGACTCGTAATCAGCATCTTCGAGTGCCGTTGCAGTGAAATCGCCGACGCCGGTTACTCGGATGGTATCCGCTGCTGCGGCAGCGTCCACATCGGCATTAATAACAATACCGGTGTTGTTGACTTTGACGCAGACGTTTCCGGCGGACAGCGCCTCTGATGCTTGCACGTAACGCCACAATCGCCCGTCTGGAGTTCGACCAATCGTCCCAGCTTTCATGGAGGGAGATGCCGACTGCTCCCAGACCTGCTGGAATTGAAGTTCAACCCACATCGTTCATCCCCTCCTTAGATGGTGGCGATGTCCGTAATGACCCCTTGGCGATGGCGGTCATTACAAACGATTTGGAGGTCACTCTGCACAATCCCAATCACAACATCCTGCTTCGGGGCTAATCTCCATCCTTTGAACTTGAAGTCCTGGGATGGACGAATCTGAAGCCATAGATGGTTGAGATTGAGGAAGTACATCTTGTTGGGGGGACACATCTCATCACGAAGGAACGACGCCTGATGCCATTCAATCGCATCAAAACCGACTTGTGCAAGCCGGCTGTCTTTGGGATGCTGTCCTTCGAGGATGAGCTCGAACGTACTCCAGAGGTCATTATTCATCAGAACAATAACGTCCTCTGGTCGTTCATTCCCACGCCGTACCTTATTCAACATCCTGCTGATAAGTTCCAGCGTGAGTTCCCTATTTGTGCCGCCGTTTGAGTCCACCTGTGGAGTCCACCACCCATTACCGGTTACCTCGTCAGTGGTAAATACCGGGTCTGCTGGGTCCAAGCCCGCATAAACAGATGTTGCGTTGTCTATGATGGCTTTCAACCCAATCAGCTCCGCGCCACTGGCTCCTGTACCGTTATAGGCTTGCGACCCCAAAGAGAACACAAGGTGTTCAATGGCACGGTCAATCTGACCGTCCACAATAGAAATCAAAACCATTTGTTCGTTTCGAGAAAGACTCCTCAAGGAGTCCATGTTCTCGAGTACGTCAATGTCAATACCATGTTGAGCGCGCAGTTGTTGACCCGTGATTTCCATCACGCCATATGCCGTGACGTACTGGAGGCTCCCAACAACGGTGTACTCTTGATTGGCGCCTTGGTATTCGCTGTACGCGTTAGCCAAAACGCCTGTAGGAATGCGTTTGGTCCAGAGTCCAAATTCGATTTTTTGACCGATGGGTACATCCCGTTTTGCTCTTTGAAGCAGCATCTTCATCAGAGCAAAGTTTCGGTCAATCAGCTTGGTGTTGGATGCAACCCAAGCTGCTCTCGTAACTGCATTGAGTTCGGAAATGAGAGACATTCCGTTCTCCTTCTACCGGTTCTCTCTAAAAGAGAGACAAGAGAGATAGTGCTCTAAGAGAGCAGGAGTTCGGGATGTATCTCACCAGGGATACGATGCCACATAGGCATCGGCTCGGCTCCCTATCCCTCTGGGAGCCGAGAGTGAGCCTACGAAGCCCTTTTCTTCCCAAGGGCGTCAATCATTCGCAACATAACTTCCTGACGCCGAGCAGATGCTTCTGGCGCAGAAAGCCTTGCGAAATCTTCACCGAAGTCCACTTCTGGTATGGAGGAACGCGGCTTGCCTCCCTTCGGTGAATTGCCACGAGCAGATTCCGATACCGCTCGAAGTCCCGCAGAGTTAGCCTTCTGCTGGCGCATTGCAACCCTCACGGCTACTTGACGGCCAAACTCCGCGCGAATAAGTCGCTCGGCTTCTTCGACCTGTCCTGTGCCGTAAAGATGCAAAGCGGTAGTGAGGACTTGTCGTGCATTTGAATCAGTCAACTGAGAGGTGGGAACCCCATAGAGTTCTTGGCTCCAACTTTCCACCTTGTTGATCAAGGCTTGTGTTTTCGCCGAGACTTGGGATTCATATTCACGTTGCTGTTCTCTTGCCAACATTTGTTGCACAACACCGACAAGCTGTTGATACTCCGGCGTTTGTGCAAGCAAACTCCGAAGGGCTTGTGGGGTCAAACCCAATTCGGAAAGTGCCTCAACTTCCGGGGATGTTCCCTGCTCAGCAGATGCTTGCACAGCGGAAGTAGCTATTCGCTGTTCCAACGCAGCGATGCGTTGATTGAGCGCCTCGATGAGGCGCTGTGCTTCCGCCGCTTCCTGCGATTTCCGCGTACCAAACGAGACCGCATGCTGATAATCAGCCTTCGCTTGGTCTCGCTCTTGAATAGCGCGCTGATATTGCTCCATCAAGCGCGCGACCTCGGCCCCATACTGTTGCTGAATTTCGGCGAGGTCCTCGGGCACTTCTTCTTCAGCGACATCACCTTCGGAAACTGTATCGCTATCCTCCGGTTCCTCGGAATACTCTTCGGCGTCTTGGCTATCAACAGCGGTGGACGTGGAATCGGACCCCGCTTCCTCAGCAGGCGCTGTTCCCGTGTCGCTGGAGATATTTCCAAGCGCTATCTGCGACATCATCGCTTGCGCGGTTTCGCTCAAGTGTTCCGTACCGGGAATAGGACCCTGATTTCCAGATGTCCGCTCACCTTTCATCAGTGCCTCCCTTCGTACATCAGAAGCCGCATTGGCTTCTCATAATTCTATAATGCACCAGGCAAATATAGTTATTACAAGAATCCTTCACCCTTGAGACGCAGACAATTGTTGTGCTAATCGCTGTGCTTCCTCAGGAGACATTGATGGCGGTGGCGTTTGTTGTTGCGGGGCGCTTTGTGCCTGACCACCTTGAGGAGGAGCTGGTTGCTGAGGTTGTTGGGATTGCTGTTGAACTTGGGCTAGCTGCGCTTGAAGTTGGATACGCATCAACTCTGCCTGAAGCATTTGAATCTCATCGGCGATTTCCATCTTCCGGCGATAACGCTCGTCTATCGGCAGTTCCACGTAATCAATAAGGGCCAACGCATCCATTGCGCCTGTCTGCATCAGCTGAAGCGCAAAGTTCAACTTATCCATCAAGTTGGCCGGTTGACCCACTTTACTTTCGATTTGAATATCAAAAACGAGGTTACGCATTCGCTCGTCCCAAGCTAGCCACTCTCCCATGTCTAACTCTCCTGTCCTGAGTGGGTCTAGCAATACCGCAAATTCCTGCATGTTTCGTATTTCCATATAAGCTTGCTTTCTGTAAGCCGCTTCTTGGAGCTTTGCCTTTTCTCGAATACGAACAAGAGCCGCATTCTGCGATGCCGAGATAGCAATTGCTGGAGTATGAGTTTGCGGCATCGCCCCTTGTACCGTCTCATTGATGTTGGAAATGTTCTTTACGGATTGCTCCAAGAATTGGACGAGCTGGAATAGCTGTGGTGGAACGCTAGTCCCCTCAATTTTACGGATTGAGTTTATCATTCCACGAGGTACTTCGATGGCAAGACCCGGCTGATTAGTAAGCCAATCTCTCAATAACGCGCCTTCCTCAAAGACCCATTGAGAGTTTGCCATCAATATCAAATTCATGACTATCTGAGACAACACTACATTCAGAGAAACCTGGTCCCCTCGAATCGGAAGCACATCCCCGAAACCATAAGGGTCTCTTGGGTCGCCGTAGTTTCTGAAAAACACAAAGGGCAAAAGTCCATGAGGATATGGATTAGGTTGGTCCAAAAGAAGCTCATCTCCAGCGACTATGATATTTCTTCCGAATGGGTGCTCTAATGCTTCATCTTGCTCGTGTTCTAATTCATATAGGGTCGTTCCGAAGAACCACATCTCATAAACATCAACGCGCATCCGCTTCATGGAGTCCGCCATCGCGGATTTTGGAACATATCCATCACGAAACGGAGACTTGAACTTTCGTTCTCCGAACAACCCGCCTTCATAATCCCATTCTGAATAGCCGGCGGACTCCACAATTTTTCGCATCCGGGATTTGGACACGTTGTAGTAGTGTTGCAAGTCTTCTACGTCCATTGTTTTACGGAACACAATATACTTCGCGGTGTCCAACAAATGATCGGAACAATACGGGTCTATTAGCACATCTGGGGGATATACCTGCACAGCAGCAGGACGATTTCGCTTGGTATCCCAAGTGATTTTTCGCACGCCGAGTCCGGCAACAACGCAATCGGACATCACTTGACCAAGCAGAATCTCCTCATCTCGCCGCTCATATTCCGCATGAAGAATGTCCGTCAATCGCCGGGCGATATATTCATCAGACAGTTTGTCCCCGATATTAGGGCGATACGGCATTTGGGCTTGATGCGCACGAATGAACTCTTCCGCTCGTCCTTGCCGGAAATCCGCCACAATGTAGGGAACTGGTCGAGCGTCCATCAAGAGCCCTTCGATGCTCCTGATTGTTGAAAACGTGATATTTCGCGTTGCCCGGAATCTCCATGAGGGCGCTTCGGAGGGTTCCAAGTCTTCGTCAAGCCATTGCTGCCCCTTGTAAAACTCCCACGATTCGATGAATTGACGAACAAACCGCTGGTAGTTTGTCGAAGATTCCGCGTCCTCAACAGCGGCTTTTACCGCCTTGACTATCTTTTCGTCGTCCTTCTCTCGGTCAAGATTCGCTATCTTGGACGTATTCGATAAGTCGAATGCACTATCAGCATTCCTACGCGGATACATCGTCGTAGAAAAAATTCGCCTACGTGAACGGCGTTTACCAAACCCGCGCTCTTCGTTCACGACTCATCTCCATCAGGATAAAGAGATTGAGGGGCCTCATCCTCAATGGATGACTTTCCTTCCAAGGCATAAAGCTTGTCCGGGTGATGTTCCAACAAAAATCGCCGAAAATCATCACCCGCTACATAACGACGCGTTTTAGGAGGCAGCCCTAGCTGAGTGGCATCCCCATTCACGTCCCGAATAACAAGACCCTGTTGCTCTAGTTCAAGAACGCGCTTTTTTTGAACTGCACGATTCTCCGAAGAAATGCCAAGTACCCGCGCAATCTCTACGAGCGTATAGACATTTTTAAGTCCCGCCGATGTTACCCCCTGCGGAACCCTTTCATCCCAATCGGAGGGTTCAATTTGCTCCGGTTCCTCTTCATCACCTACTTCCCGATACAACAAGAAGTTATATACGCCATTCTGGAAACGTAGCGTCTTTTCATAGAAGCTATATTGAACAATCCACCCCTCGCTAGCTAACTTTGAGAGCTCTTTGTCCAACCGAACGTAAAAGCTTGTTTCATTCGATATGTACAGCGACGGGGCTTGTATTTCCAAACGGCGGTACTCAAAGCGTTTCATCACCATGCTCCTGTTCGTTTTGATTCCCCATCAAGTTTCGCTTCCATACGCTCTTCGTATTCGGCTTCAGAAGCCCTCCTGTCCGTTATAACAAACGGCGCCCTCTTTGGCTTTGGCTTTTTTATTGTTATACGAATCTCATTCAGCGCGTTCCTATAAAGATATAAACGAGCGACTTCATCTTTATCTAAACGACCTACATCAGACAAGCGCAACAAATTGAAGTAGTCCTCCAAAATATCCGCGAGTCCAATAACCATTTCTTGTATTTGGGCGCCTTCTAGAAGTTCATCCTTGCCGGAAGTTCTTTCATTTGATACGGGAATATCCATATGTCCTCCTCAAACGTAATCAAGATAGGCGTAATCTGGGTGTCGTAGTTCTTCATGTGCTCTCTCGTACAGTATAGACTCTCGTCTTTCCATGTCAAAACGAAGTTGCTCCTGTGTTCTTGGAGCAGGCAACCTAAGGTGGGCGTAATAAGCAATTGCAAGCGCAAATGCAAGGTCATCATAATAGCCTACCTCCGGCTCTGTCTTAGCGCGAGGTCGCCCCTTCTTAGGTGCTTCTACTTTTCCATGCTCATTTGGTGCAAGCGCCATACACTCTTTCAAGAGTATTTCATCAGGGCATTCAAAATCCTCCTTCCCTTCAAAAATCTCTTTAAAGCTATCAACAAGCTGTCTTCTAGTTGTTGTACTTGTTCTCAACCCATACTGAATAACCGGGCGATTCAGTTCGGGATGAAGTTCCTGCAAGGTAATAAGTCTAGTATAACCCTCAATATCTCGTACGCGCCTTATAACTTCTTGGCCGATAGAGTTACATTCAATCAAAATCTTGGCGTTGTTAAAGTACTTTCCCATAAGGGCGAGTTGCTCACAGAACTCTTCTGTTAAGGGCTTCCTATGGTCATTACCACGAAGCCTAGCCACAACACGTAGAGGCATCCTTCTCAATACCACTGCGGCGCTGTAATCTCCAGACGGCAGGTTTTCCGATACGTCCACGCCAATAATGTACTCGGCATACTGAAACGGTTCCTCCTCGCCTTTCCTGCTCCATATCGCAACAAGAGGATGCCTTACCGGCTTCAAGTAAGGCTTAGATACCATCCCACCAACAACAAAATCCCCCGTTGCTGTTGGAGGAAACGCCTTCTTGATAAAGATACTCATTCGGCTACCGCTCAAATAATTTCCCTTGGCGTGCTGGAACGCCTCTTCTGGATTCGACGGATACTCGGTAAAGAATATGTTTTTATCCCCATTGCATTTGTTTCGGATTACTCTACGTCTCCAGTTCATCTGTTCTAGGGTGAGTCCGTATTGTTCCATAATGGCGCATTCATTGCCGTATTCCGAGTCATATTCTTGACGTAAATCTTTCTCAAATTTATCTCTCTCTTCTGGTGTTCTAAAGGGTCGCGTATAAGTATCGTCAGTAAACCACGGCAGAAATATCGGATGATAATCGGATTTTCCCTCGCAGGCGCGTTCCCACTCCACGTGGAAGTAATCTCCCGCTTGCCGAGCCGTAGACTCAATGATGCATTTAGAGTTTGGTTTATCTGCAAACGATTGCAGGAGAGAAGTAAGAGAAGCCGAAGGATTTGACCAGAAGGCAAGTTCCGAAATGTGAAGGTAATGAGACGTCATGCCACGACCCAAACTACCAGTCGCATCATTGGACGCCTCCTGAGGAACAAGCACCTCAATCTCCGAATTCAACCCCTTACGCCTATCAGAACCTTCCCGAAATACAAGCCGAGTCCCCTCTCGACGACCTGTTCCCATTACCGGCTTAAGTTCTTCTTCAAGACTATCGTAAAAGAACCGGTAAATGTTGTACAGGAGAGAACCCGTAGCCTTGTCATGAGCCATAATACAAGCTCTAACGTTCCGCTCTGTAATAACGTCCGTAAAGAAATCGGCCGCAATATAAGTAGATATTCCCATCTGCCTCGCCTTTAAGCAGATTATTAGTAATGGCTCATCGGCTTTCTTTTGCTTCTTCAGTTCCTCGTGGAACTTTATTTGAGATGATTTCAATATAAGTAATTGTTGACTTCCGCCCTCTTTGGTACGAATCCAAAGGCAGTTCTCGAAGAAGTAGATTTTACGTTTACGAATCGCTTCCTGAGCCTTTGTGGCTAGCTCAACTTTACTTGGTTCTACCTCACTGGATAGACGATAAAACTGGGTATACGCCTTTTTGAAGAATGAGACTATTTCTTCATCCGGCGTAACGAGAATATCTCGATTTATCATGTGCCGCTATGGTTTCTTTACGTCTTGGGGAGGAAATTCCAAGACATCTGAGGGAGTACATCCCGTTTCTGGTTCATTGGAAATCCACTTACGAACTGCATTGGCAACAACAGACCACCCTGCAACCACGTAAGGAGTCCAGTTGCCAAGGTCAGTCTTCAGCACGAGTTCTGTTGTTCCAGTCAAAATAACTCCTACGGCGGCAACCGATGCGCCGCGCAAAATCTTCTTGAAGTCCTTCTTGTCTAGGGTGAACCGTGCAGACATAATGGCAAGCCTCCTTCGCTAAAAGAACCCGATATCTCTATTATTTGTAATGCCACAGCACGCTTCAATCATTACAAGTATATGAGAGACACCCCAACTCGAATCGAAAGGGAATATCCTATGGATAATACACGAGAGCCCGAAAAGAACTATTGGCTCGATACGACTTTGCTGAGGACTCTTATTTCGGCAGGAATTATCGCGTTAATCAGCGCGGTAATCCTATCGTGGTCTACAAGCCAAAACGCTGTATCGAAAGCGGAATTTATTGCCTCTATAGGAGAACTCAATAAAAAGATAGCAATCACAGAAGCAAATTACTCAGCTCTCTTCCAGCGCCTTGAAAGAATCGAATCTAAGATTGATGCTATTGACAACAAGATAGATGGGAGGGGGTCTCGATGAGACGATTGACTCATCTAGCCTTAGGTATATTTTTCTTGTGGCTTTTTCTGGGCTGCGGGGATGATAGCCCTCCTACGCTACCAACAGCGGAAAAGCCCTCCGTAACAGTGACGACCACTATCCCCAACGAAATCAAATTGGCGACATTGAAACTCGACCTTTTAGGGTCGCCACTATATATTGAGATTCAACGCGATGGAATTTATACGCAAACCCTCGCAAATGGAAATATTATATTTGGTGTAGTTTTCGAGGGCGTAATGAGGGCCACAAAGAATTATAAGATTGACGATTTCTCGATTTCTGTTGAGCCGATTAAATCGTCAACGCCTTTATCTCCAAATCCAGAGTTGGGCTCTTTTGGAGTCTACTATCCAAAAATTCTAGCCGCTGGTCAACAAGGGACGTTTGCTTGGTGGCAGGAATATTTCACGGACGAATCGTTGTTCTATGGATTTACATACAGAATCATGATAACCGCAAAAGAAATATCTCCTAGTGATGTAAAGGAAGAGGGCGTTGTGATAAAATAAGGCTTGGAGGAATCGCAAAAAAATAAAGCCGATGGATTTTTCCATCGGCTTTTCTTTTCGGCGGGAAGAGCCTAAACCCACCTAAACCAACATGTAATCAAGTTTGTTTCTGATAGCCCGATTCGTACGAAGAAGCACCACCTTCATCGTATTTTCATTCCTCCCTTCTAAGTCCGCGACTTCGCGGACATTGAGATGGTCCAGGTATCGAGCCTTCCACGGTCGCTTCCGCGAATCCTCGAATCCCTCGACCGTCTCCAAAACCTTTTCGATGATTTCCTTTCTCTCCACCTCCTCATGTGGGGAGGCAACAACCCTCTCCTTCGTTTCAAACACGAGATTCTCACGAAATTCTTCGTCAAGAATCTCGTTTTGAAACAGATAGTCAGTTCTCCTCCTTCGATTATTCCTAAGAACATCTATGATGATATTCTTAGTTATCTCATTGAACCAGCCCATGAAGGCACCTCGGGCTGGATTCCATTGGTACATGCATTTCCAGACCCGTATGAATACGAGCTGGACGACATCCTCCGCATCGGTTCGGTTCTTCAGAACTCGGAGGGCTCTCTGAAGAACCAACGGCTTGAGCGCCTCATACAACCGCTCAAACGCTTCCTCCTCCCCCTCCCCGTTCAGAATACGAGACACGTATCCCTCGACTCTATCGTCCAAGCTGCTCCCTGACATACTTTCCCTTCCTGTCCTACGGAAATAGCGGCGACTGCCGCTAATAGAGTTCGTCTACGCCATACATACTACGTAAGATACGCCAACGTCGTTTCATTGTCAAGAGGGGGAGACGACTATTCGGGGGTCTTTTTAGTTAAGCTAGGCGCAGTCTATCCTCGAAGGCTCTGTACGGGCTCTGATTTGGAGTGCTGTATTAATGGCAGACTTTCATATACGCTGGGTTGGCATGCGGTATTAAAGGCTGGCGTTAATATACGAGCGTGAAAGGGCCATGTTAATGTCAGGGAATAAAAATGCCTCGCACTGAGGGGGACGGGCTCAACGCGAGGCAAGGAGCAGCAGACATGGAAAAGGCGGGGAAAACTACACCCGTGTAGTGTCTCCCTTCGTCAAGACACTACGAGTACTGTTTACGCTTCCGGCACTGGATTCGTTTCATGAAAAAAGCCCCATGCAACGGGGACTTGCTTCATGGGGCGGAAGCATGGGGCGGAAGGAAATGTGAGGCAGAGAATGCCATGTTGGTTAGCATTCTTTTGGGATATAGAGACGACTCTTGGGTCGGGTTCGTTACATCAGGTTTGTGGAAGGTCGAAAAACGCACGCATTTGCCCGTAGAGACGTCGGAGGGGAGTCTCTCGTATCGGAAGTATCCCCGGCCTTCTCTAACGTCCCTGCGGGCGATTTTGTGCGTTTTTGGCGACTATCCGGGGCGTTCACGTCTCCATCATCTCTATCCACGTCTCTGTCCACGGCATTCGAGAGGGGCTGTCGGGTCTGAATTTTAGAGACAGTTCCTTTGTTCTGGTATCCCTGCTGGTAACTTGGAGCACTGCTTCTTCCCTTCCAAATCCCCTTAGGAGGAACAGAAGAGTGTCCACAGTGGCCGTGTTGGGGGGTAGGATAGGGAGCACAACCAGCACGGCGACATTTCGCTCATCTGCTAGGCTCTTTAATGCCGCAAAGGCGTTCGAGATGCGCCGCTTCGTGATAATACGCGGGAAGCCATCTATCACCAGCAGCCGTGTGTCTGGATGCTCGTCTAGAGCTAACCGAAGGTCTTCAAGCCCCCCATCGTCCATCCGACGCCACTCCAATGCGAAGTACAGACTCGATAGGTCTCGTTCCCGGTAAGGCATCAGGCGTCGGGAAAGACGGTGCTCGGTGTCATCCAAAGCGAGCATGATGACACCGCCCTGCACGCAGCAACCGCGCCTACCGAGCACAGGCTTTCCACTAGCTACCCCAGCGGCAATGTCAAGCGCGAGAAAGGACTTTCCAGTTTTGGGACTTCCTACGAGAACCGAGAGTCCGTATGGAAGAAGCCCCTCCACTATGTATTCCCTTGCGAGTGCTTCCATCAATTCCGTTCCGGTCATCCATGGCCTAGCGTCCTTTTCGTTCGTTGTTTTAGCTTCGACCAACTCGCAACACGACTTCAATTTCATTTTCGTCACCTCCTGACCATTGCACTATACAGCGACCGTAGGGGGTTAGTTACATCAGGGTTGTGGAAGGTCGAAAAACGCACAGATTTGACCGTAGGGACGTCGGAGGGGTTCGGGATACTTCGGATACGGGAGCGTGTGTTGGAACGTCCCTACGGGCGATTTTGTGCGTTTTAGAAGGCATCCAGCTCAAAGAAGCGACCGAGGTTGGGGTTGAACCTGACTTTTGCAGTTCCTACGGGTCCGTTGCGGTGTTTGAGGACGATGATTTCGTCGGGTTCGTCTGGGGAATTGTATTCGTAGTAAGAGGGTCGGTAGATGGCTAGGACTATGTCGGCGTCTTGCTCGATGGCGCCGGATTCGCGCAGGTCGGAGAGGAGAGGCCGTTTAGTGGTGCGGGATTCGACGCTTCGATTGAGTTGGGAGACCGCAAGCAGGGAGACGTTGAGCTCGCTGGCGATGTGCTTGAGAGAGCGTGAGAACTCGGCGATTTCACGTTCTCGCAGCTCTATATTACGTTGCCCCTCTGGAATCATGTATTGGATATAGTCCACCACGACCAGTTTCAGCGGGAATCTCTTTTGGACAAGGGCTCGGCATGTAGCCTCGATATAAGAGATGGTGATATTGGCGGAGTCGTCCACGATGAGTGGCGTGTTAGCGAGCGCGTTTGCGGTAGTTTCAAAGTCATCCCAATGGTGGTCAGGGTCTCCCATGAGGAGTTGGTGGGAATTGATTTTGGCTTCGCCACAGATAATTCGCCTCCATACGTCGGCATAGTTCATCTCGCAGGAAAAGATAATCGCGCCTTTATTCTCACGCAGGGCAACGTGAGTGGCGATTTGAAAGGCCAACGCGGATTTGCCCATTGAAGGTCGTCCCGCCACAATCACCATTTGCCTAGGAACCAGACCACCAATAAGGTAATCAAGAGAGGGAAGTCCCGTTGGGATGCCACCGAGGTTCCCGCTGTGAATACGTTCTTTCGTTTGGGCGATGGTGGTGGCAATCTGCTGCGCGGTGTTCTTGATAGAGACAGGAGATTTCTCCTCAAGCCGGCGGACTAGTAGTTCGACTCTCTCTTCGAGGTCTTCCATAGAGAGGTTCCCGTACAAGGCTCCTCCTGATATCATTCTCCCCATCTCAACCAAATACATACGCTTGGAAACTTCTACTTGTTGAGAGATATACCATTCTAGGTTTTCCCCGCAGAGATACACGTCCGTTAGGTGATACAGGTATTCTACCCCTCCGGCTTTGTCGAGAAGTCCCTTTTCCTTCAAGTGTTTTGTCATGGACAAGAGGTCAATGGGAATCCCCTGTTGATGTAGTTCCTTTATCGCTTCCCAAATTATCTGGTTTTTGGGCAGCCGGAACACCTGTCCTGAAGTTGGCAATCCCGCCTTTGCAACGGCCACGTGCTCTTCGGAATGGATGCAACAGCTGAGGATTGCCATTTCGATTAGGTATTCGGATTCACTCATCTCCGCCGGCAACAATTCAGTGTCGGTTTTGTTGGGTTTGTTGGGTTTGTGCAACGGCTTGGACATGGTGCTCTTCTTTCTGATGTTCCTCATTTGGGGTCTCCTTTCAGTTCGGAGAGGAAGTTGGCAATGTAGCGGTTGATTTCTATGAGTTGTGTCCGGTCGTATCCGAAATGGTTCACGGCGATTCGTGCCACATGATTACGGAGGTCGGGGTCTTCGAGTATTGCATCCGTTAGGCCGAATTCGTCGTGGACTGCGAGAAGGAACTCCTCGAACTGACTTTCTTCTTTGGGGTAGGCTTCGGCCTCGTAGTCGAGAATCACGCGTTCTCGCCGATGGCCGTCACGATACGGGGTGCCGAGGTTTGCTAGCGCTCGTGTTATGTGATGATATCTATCGGCGGCGTTAACGAAGAAGTTGTGGAAGTAGTTGAAGTGCTTTACGGGCATCCTCATTGGGTTCTTGTTGAGGTCGTAGTTACCCAACGCCTGTTGGAGGACGTCGGAAAGGTTCTTATACGGGACGCCGCTTTTCTCTATTTCCCTCAGGGCAAGAATCGTTTCGGACTCTTTGAGCGTGTGAGTAAGTCCGAAGGCGCGCCGCTCTGAGGGAAGAAACCGAGCCTGCCACTCGTTCCAGAGCCGCTCAGCATAGGGAATGCTTCGTCTCTTTCCTCGACGGCGAGGCGAAGCAGGCGCGGACGAAGCCGCCGTGGCGGGCAGTGATGCGGCGGGGACAGGCAGAGCGGCGTCGGAGGCGGGCGGCGCGGCGGCGGAAGTTGATTCTTGTCCTACCGGTTGTTCAGACGCCTTCGAGGCAGAAGAGTACTCTCCCGTACCTTCAGCCGATAGTCCACTCGATTTCGAGTCGAGGGAGACCTCCTCGTCGTTTCCATCCTTCGACCGACCTTCTCTAATGTTTTCCGGGCCCTGGTCCGAGGACGAAAGAGAATTACGAAAGGGCTCTGACTCCTCTTCGGCCGTACCGAAAGCGGTTTTGACTTCCGACTTGGTGTCGGGCCTCTCGACCACCTCCGATACACCACGACCCTCTCGAACGTCCTTCGCCCATTCGATACCTTCGAGACCTTCTTCTGGTTCTGGTTCTTCTTTTTTCTCTTCTTCAGACCAGGTTTCACCCGGTGAGGGGGAAACCTTAAGGAAGGGGGTGTTAATCTCTATAGTACCGAGGTTATCTTCTTCTTCTTCTTCTAAGGAAGAAGAAGAAGATAACCCTGGTACTATAGTACCCAGGGTACTATAGTCTCCAAGGGTGCTAGTTTTTCGCATGTGAGTTTCTTGCGTATAACTATGCGAGTCGGCCACATATTGCGAGTTATTCGCATATTGCTGGCTATGCGAGTTAGTCGCATATTGCGGGCTATTCGCATATTGCTGACTATGCGAGTCGGCCGCATATTGCGACTTACTAGCATACTGTTGGCTATGCGAGTTACTAGCAATATGCGAGTTACTAGCAATATGCGAGTTACTAGCAATATGCGAGTTACTAGCATATTGCAAGAGGGCGTCCAAGAGTTTCTGTTCATTCACTCGGTAGGAGGTGGGCTTTCGAGGCCCCTCGCATCTCTCTTCGAGAAATCCTTTCTCGCGGAGGATTTTCCGTGCGGTTTCTGTCTCAAATCGAGAGAGGCCTAGTTCTCGTGTCCATTGCCGTTGGCTCTTTTGGAACCAGCCGTCAGGGTCTTTTGCCTTCTGAAACCAGTAGAACGCTTGACTCAATAGCAGTGCGGCGTTGTGGCTTCCTGTAATGTGAATGAAGTCCGTTCTTAGGCATATCACGCGTGGGCTTGTAAATTCGCCAATCTGACGGGACACCTCGCTTCGATAGGCCATACTTCCTGTGCTCTTACCCTTTCCGTTTTCGTTGCCGCTCATTGGATGGGCTCCTTCCCATTCTTCAGGGCGGTGAGGGCGCGATAAAGGTTCCATCCGTTCACTCGAAAGTGAAGAGTCTCTCCTGGGCCCTCTTGTTTCTCTTCGAGGAACCCTTTCTCTCGGAGGAGTTTCCGCGCACGTTCGGTCTCTCCTCGTGTGAGAGACGTTTCCTCAGTCCATTCTTTCTGGCTCTTTTGGAACCAGCCGTTAGGCACGGCGGTGCTATATTCACAAGCCAGTGCCAGTATCAGTGCCGCGTTAGCGTTTTGGGTCAGGTGAAGGAAGTCCTTGGGTACGGACAGCACATCATCCCTCGTTAACGACTCAATCTTTCGGGCGAGCATTTTCCGCACAAGTGTCTTGTGCACAGACTCTTTCTCTGTGGACATAGACTTTGCTCCTGAATGGCAGAGTTTGAGGGTGTGTTGAGGATTGAGAATAGGGACGTAGATTGTGGTCGGAATTCATGGCTCTCTCCCTGTTGAGACTCTGGAGGGCTAGACGCGGCTGAGGCACACAGGGATAGCCTCACTTTGCGGTCGCCGGGGGCCAGCCGGAACCGCGTCTATCCACTTATCATTAACGCACGAAACCGGGAAAAGGTTACGGGAGAAGTAGCTTTTCTTGTTGAGCTTCAGGCTCAATTCGCTTTTTGGCTAGCTCGTGGTAGGCGTGGTTGCGGTCAAGGCCGATGTAGATGCGTCCGTGCTTGGCGCACACAAACCCGGTCGTGCCGGAACCTGAAAAGGGGTCGAGCACGATGTCCCCAGGCCGAGACCCCGCTAAGATGCACGGCTCTATCAAATCCGGCGGAAACACAGCGAAATGCGCATCCTTGAACGAATCGGTTGGAACCCTCCACACACTGCGCTTGTTCTTTAGCCTGCTGTGCTCTTGGCGGGATTGGGCTATCGGCTCACGAATAGCATCGGCATCGTAATAGTAAGTCCTACTCTTCGTGAGTAGGAAGATGTACTCATGAGCGTATGTGGGTCTATCCTTCACTGGCTCTGGTAGTGCGTTGGGCTTGTCCCAAACGATGTCGCATCTGACCCACCAGCCGTCTTCCTGAGCGGCAATGGCGACTCGGTGCGGTATCATCATCAAGTCCTTGTCTTTGAATATGGGATGACCTTTCAAGTTTCTACGTTCGTTTTCAAAGCGGTACCGCGTTGTTGCTTGTATACGACTGTTGTATGGCCCTTGATGGTAGGTGTCCCGACCGATGTTGGCATAGGTGTCGCCCAAGTTAATCCAGACAGTTCCGTCACGGCGTAATACGCGCCTTACCTCCCTCAACACGGATACGATGTTGGACACGTACTCTTCAGGAGTAGGTTCCAACCCTATCTGCCCCGGCACGCCGTAGTTACGTAGCCCGTAATACGGAGGCGAGGTCACCACGCATTGAACGCTCTCGTCTCTCAGGGGGATATGCCGCGCGTCTGCGGTTACCAGCAGGTAGGGCATAGCTCATTCTTCGTCTTCAGTCCGGCGGAGAGCCTCTTCGATTTTGTATTCTATATGGCTACGAAGACCGTTGACGGCGCTTCTAGCCAAGTCAATGTTGATGCTTTCCTCGTAACTCAGACAGCCCCTCTTGTTAAAAACCCAAGTCAATTTCAACTCAGAACGGTAGTATCTGAAAGTCTTCTCCCACTCCTGAAGATACCAAATATCGTCCTCACATATAGGAGCCATAACTATAACAGGGGATAAAAGTATCTTGCCTATACAATCCAAATACTCAGGATGAATATCTGGGTCTGTCCACTCAATTGCAATGGTGTTTACAATATCCCCCACGCACTCATGCACCATTAAGGCATGTATAACGCTATTAGTTATAACTACCGGCTTTAGATTAGACCTACTTATGGAATAGGAGTTCCAAATTATGGAGTTATCTCCTATGAGCGTATGGGGTTTTATAGTGTGGTCTTCAAGCTTGTAGACATATACTCCGATAATATCTTCTTTTTCAGTGAGTGGTATAGTGATGCCTTTATATGTACATAATCCGATAATATCGGAAGGTTTATTAAGTGGTGTGATGTCTTCGTCGGGGTAGTAGAAATATACGCCAATGTTATCCACTTCAGTGAGTGGAGTGATGCCTTCGGCGTATCCTATCTTGAAGGTCTTTATGGTGTTATCGGTTATACCGAGTTGGTATAAGCTTTGGCGTAAGGGTTCGTTTTCTTGGAGTCGTTGTTCCGCCTGCGCCACGAGTTCGTTCAGATTCATGATAGGGTCTCCTGTTTTAGCTTGAGAGCGCGCTCCGCTCTACTGGAGTTCTCAACACTTGTGGCTCGCTCGCTTAAGGTGGGGTTCTCACGCCCTCTTGCTCGCTCCCTCAGAATGAGGTTCTCGACGGAAATGGCTCGCTCACCGAGGGTGGGGTTCTCTCCTTTGAATGGCTCGTTCCAAATCCCCTGGGGTTCTCGTCTTAAATGCTCGCTCTGCCGACTTGAGGTTCTCTACTTTTATGGCTCGCCCACGTGGAATGGGGTTCTCTTTTCCCAAGGCTCGCTCTCTTTCTATGGGGTTCTTTCGGGGAACGGCTACAAGTGGGAGAGCGTTATGTTCCCCCGCTTGCTTCGTTCTTAGCTTCGAGCACGTGCTTCAAGAATTTGTCCGCATTGCGCGGCAATTGAAGCTTGACCGTGCGTGGCTCATCGAAATCGCATACTTCCCAGGGGGAGATGATGTGAGTATGTCCTAGATACTCCTCAGCATAGGGAGCCCTCACGGGAAGATTCAGCTTAGCTCGCCAAACCTCCCATAGATGCGACAGAAACAGCTTGATTGTCCAGCGTACTGCCATGTTGTCCACGTGACCTAGCCACCGAACGCCTTCCGGTTCCTCTTTCTTTTCCAGCCGTTGGCCGCAGTCTGGACAGATGGACGTGGTGGACGGTACGGGCTTATCTTCCATGCAGGACAGGCAGAACCGTCCAGATGGAGTGGGAAGTACTCGAATGCCCGCAGATTCGTAGCGATGAATCAGGTTATCTTTGTATTCCCGGTACAGTTCGTAGTATCGCGTGCGGTTGAACAGCATGCCGTATTTCCACACGCGGTAGCACATAGTTTTGAGTTCCCCGTCGTAGGGTCGCTTCATGCCTTTTTGTGGCCGGTCGAACCCAGGGGCGTAACCGGCGAGTTTGTGGAGAGCGGAACGCGTCGGAAGACGCTCAATCCCCTCAACCCAGATGTAGGATTTGCCGTCCTCCAGCACGACCGGTTCCCGCTTCACCGGTAGCAGGTCTGCATTCTCCGCTGGATACCAGCGTCCGAATGCTTCGATTCGTCCGATGACCTTTGCTATCGGTTGGAGCGGAAGGTTTAGACGGAGGAACCATTCGGAGGCGGGATGCTCCAAGAGTTCCTTTTTGAGCATGTAATCGAGGATTTTCTCGACATGCCCAACAATCGCGAGAAGGTTCTCGGCGTCCTCATCCACACGATTGTGGCGCCCTAAGTGCTTGATTCTGTTGTTGCTGGCGACACGCGCTTTCTCAAAAGTGAGCGCCACGTCCGCCTTGAAGTCTAGGCCAGGCATGGCGTACTCCTTTCATTTACAGGGTTTGGTGGCTCGCTCCCTCCGCATGAGGTTATCTGATGCACTGGCTCGCTCTTTGATGATGGGGTTTTCACTCTGCATGGCTCGCTCGAAGTCCTTGGGGTTCTCGTTGACGTTGACTCGCTCTCCACGATTGGGGCTCTCTTTTCTTTTGGCGTTGCCTCAGAACCAATAGTGGTGTGACCAATTAATCCTTGCTTGATTGTCCGACCAGCGGTGGTCAACCCATTGTCCTGTGCCGTTGGCAATGGCGCGGGACTGGAAGACGTAGTAGCTCTCGGTAGAGCCGTCCTCATACAGCAACACTGTCTCTTCTACGATACACGTCCTTATGTGCTCTTTGAGCTCTTCCTCGCTCAAAGGCACTCCGGCCGCTTCGTAGTGCTGAAGCACTTCCTGCTGCTTCTCAGGAGAGAGCTCACGCCACTCCTTGTGATAAACCTTCGTTTCGTAGTTCAAGGTAATTCCTCCTCCTCGCTGGGGTAACGCTCCATCGAGACGTTAGGTAATGCCTTGGGGCTTTCGTTCTTTTCTGATGTGTGTGTCTTGACAACCCCTTTCTTCCATTCGTTTGAGAGGGCAATGTACTTATTGGTTGCTTCCATGTCCTCATGCCTTATTGGCATGACAATCGTAAAGCGCGGACATCCAAAGTCGAGGCCGAGCTCTGCGTCTGTTATTACAACACCATCAATCGGGGTTAGAAAGTGAAGATAAAGCTCTGTTGGCTCAGGATGGAAGCTGTTGATGGTATCGAGAAGATACTTGGTGTTGAGGAAAATCAGATACGGAGAATCCACTGCACGCATGTTCCCAACGTTATCAATTTCGATGATGTCAATGGTCTCTGTAGAAGAAGAGACCATAGACGACGACCTCACTTCCATCGTAAGGTCTTCCGTGATGGTAAGCCCCACCGAGAGGCTCTCCGGTAACCCGAAGGCGGCGATATGCTTCACGGCATCTTCCATCGCGCGTTTGTTCACGCGAACTATGAATGCATGACTTTCTAGCGCCGCAAAATTGTTGAGAAGTTCTTGAACATGTGGATAATCCCCGTCCAAAAGGCGAGTCCAATAAGACCGGCCTTCTGCCTCTATTTCGAGAACATTTCCATACACGGTTATGGATGTCTCTCGGTTGTTGAACAAGTTTCGGATAGTCGGAAGAACATCCGACGGAATCACAACACGAATCGGTTCATCGGAAAATATGTCCCCGGTGAAAGGCATCTCCCATACGGAGAGTAGCCTCGCATCAGTGGCTATGAACAAGCTTCGATTCCGGGATACCTCTAAGCAGACGCTTTGGAGGATAGGTCGATCTTTATTTGAAGCAGTGGCGTGCTTGACAGCATCCAACGCCCCCACGAATTGACCGTACGGATATCGGAGGTAAGCCAACGTGGTTACCTCCTCGGGCAACCTCCAAGGCGCCGTCTCTATGTCGTATGACGCCGACTGTACAGTGCCACCAGGGTAGCGTACGAAACTCTTTTCCTCGTAACTCTCTATCTCTACGTAGTCACAATTTAGTGCTCGTAGGAGAGAGTACAACTTTTGGCCGTGGATGTTTCCCGACCCCGCTTCCTCTATCTCAGCGGGCACCAAAAACTTAGCGGCTTGCTCGCCATCGGTAGCTGCCACGAACAAGCTGTTCTCTTCCACCAAAAGGAAGATGTGTCTATACGTTGTGACTATTCGGTTTTCCGCGCAGATACCACGAATTGCGCTGACTGCTTCTAGCAGTTCCTCTCGTTTGACTCGGACTTTCACGTGGAATCCTCCTTTTCATTAAGAACTACGTATTGTGCTCGATATAGGTTTCGTCCTAGAAAGGCGAAACGGTTTTCGTTTGTAATACGTTATTCTTCTTAGTCATGTCACGTCATTTCTTTTCCTCCGAAGAGGCGGAGTGCTTTCCCTTTTGTGGGCGCTCACGCCTCTTCCTTTTTCTTGGTGCCTCGTTCGTTAAGCCATCGCATTACGATTCGGCGTCGGAAAACCATGTACTTCCCGATTCGTTCGTAGGGAAGCTCTCCGTTACGAATGGCATTCCGTAGTTCGCTTATTTTCAGCCCACAGAATTCCAAGACTTGCGACCTGCTCATGTAGATTGGATGCTCACCAGAGACATTCGGGACACCGCGCCGACCGCCACGCCGTCTCACTGGAATACGCCCCTCTCGTTGTAGTTTCAAACGCATCTCCCGAATCTTTTTCAACCGTTCCCGTTGGCGTTGCTCAGCTTCCTTAGGCGATAACATAAGCCTGCCTCGCTCGTCGTATCTCATAGACTCTTCCCCAACAGCGAAAATTATAGTAACCAGCGTCTTATATTATACGTTTCTCTCCTTAGAAAGGAGGTGCGGTATGGAGATACCGCGCAGTTTGGAGGAAGGGAAGCCGAGGTCCACGGAGGACTTCCAGGCGCTTGAATATCTAGACGACCAGGCGATTGTCGCATCACTGGATGGGGCCATATTGGCCTCTCAAATGTTCTATGTTATCAATCAGGGTAACTTTTCCGTCGTTGGCATCTCCCTTGATGGTGTCCGCGAGATTGCACGGCAATACGCGGACAAGATGGGGCTGTCCTTCCGGTTCGGGGACATGAATGTTCAGGAAACGGAGGATGCCTATTTAGTCCGTGTAAAAGTGGAGGTAGACTTCCCGAAAGGGGGTCATGTAGAGAACTGGGGTGTCAAGCGACAGGAAAAGGCGCTCCAGTTACAGAGCGGCGTAGTCCGGCAAGACCCCTATGCCTTTGAGAAGGCATGTAGCAAGGCTCAGAGGAATGCGCTGATGGGGGTCATCCCGAAGAGTTTCATTGAAATGGCTTACTCGGAATGGCTAAGCAAGCACGGCGGGAACGTTCCTGTCGTAGAGATTCCGAAAAGTCGCCCTACCACGCCCGCATCACCACCATTTACGAAGGCAACCCGCCGGGAATCTCCCCCCAACGGCAACCCGATAGTGCTTCTCAATCAGCGCATGAGAGAAGCCAAGACGGTTGCTTTGAAGAGCGGTGTGTCGGAGGAGGAGTTCCGTAACTATTGGCGGCGTCAGACCGGATTGACGTCATTCTCAGAACTCACGCCAGAGCAAGCGGAAGAATTGCTTCGAGTTACGCCTTGGGAAGACCACGAGGCGCTACTCGGTCTTTTCAAAAAAGGGAACCCTCGCGCGGAGGAAAAACCGCAATCCGAAGAGAACGAGCCTAAGCAAGCAGAACCGGTTTTGGAATCCGTATTCAGTCTAGAACCGCAACCCCAATCAAAACCCGAACCTGAGCAACAACAAATAAGCTTGGGGAAGGATAAGGGAGAGGAGGAAGAGGACGAGGACGAGGAAGAAGAGGAAACGGTACTCGAAGTAAAGGAGGAAGCATCGCGCTGGTGCACTAATGAGAAAGACGGAACTCTTTGGCTCACATGGGAAGGGTATCGGGAATGTCTTGAGGCAACGGACCCGGTACCTCTTTGCACGGAATTGAAGGATGTCCTCCTTCGCCAGCGCACTACTCCGGGGTATCTTATTAAGCTCAACAGTCGCATAGATTCCAGTACTCAGGCGGGACAGTTGAATGCGGTTGCACTCTGTAAGCGCCCGTCTGAGAAACGGGAGACGCTGTTGAGTTTGGCTTCCTTGATGTCGGCCCCAGAGGTGTGGGCTCGCGCAGAAGTGAAAGCCACTTTCCGAAGGGCATTGGAGTAATGTTCTGGGCAGGGTTTATCCTCGGCATGGTCAGCGGCGTTTTGATGCTACTCTGCACAGTGGTCGCTGTTTGCGTGGTGATGAGCGCCGGGAATACTTCCCGGCGCCGGCAAGATACTGGTCGTGAGTATGAACACTTGCGGCCGAAGGGGAATACAGCAAGTGTAGAAAGGGTGCTTCGATGCAAAGGGCACACCTCATCATCACGAATTGTGAACTCTGCGGAGAGAAACTAAAAGATACGGTGTTTCTTGATGCAGAGCTCCGTAACAAGGGGGCCGTTGTATGCCCTGCTTGCATGGAGCGGGCAAAACAACGAGCCGAATTGAGAAAGCGTATCCGAGAATATGAACGGATGCGCCACTTATTGGAGAAGCCGGGAAATGTCTAGGAGTCTCCAAGACCTTCATCCCGAAGCGAGACCCTTGTTTGAGGCTCTAATTTCTAGATGTAGAGCGGAGGGCATCGAACCCCTTATTGTGTTCACAAAGCGCTCGCCTCTCGAACAAGCCGTGTTATGGCGGCAGAGCCGTTCCGCAGAGGAAGTGCAGAACACAATTCAACGCCTGCAAAAAGGAACGGTATTTCAACAAAAGCAGGCGGAATATCTTATCAAAGCGGGCCCAAGTACTGGACCATGGGCTACCAACGCCCTGCCCCTTGAATCGGCTCATCAATGGGGGCTTGCCATAGACTTATGCCCGCTCGTTGATGGAAAAGCCGCTTGGGACAGGATAGACCTGTTCAAGCGGATGGGAAGCATCGGTAAGTCTTTGGGTTTAGTTTGGGGAGGAGACTGGCGAAAAAAGGACTGGGGCCACTTCGAGATACCAAACTGGACTCAAATTGCAAAGAAAATGATTGGAGACCTTGCGTGAAAGTGACCATCGTCTTCCACGAGACGCCGGATGGAATCATCCCGGTCAAACTGTATGGCTACAAGGATTGTTGGGTTGCGGAAAGCGCTCACTTCCCTGGGGTATATAAGATAGCGCTAACAAAAGAGGAAGCATACGAACAATGGCTAGCAAAGTTAGCCAGTATACGCCAGTTTGTGAGAGAAGGGGAAGCCCACGAAAGATGGTTAGCAAAGCTGTCGAAAATACTCCAGCACGGGGACGATCCCGTAGAAAGAACATAATCTCATTTACGATAGAAGGTACTTTGCCGGGATTGAATGAGATTATAGACGCTCGGATTCGAGTAAAGCGGCAAGGGCGCTTATGGAACGGATATACGGAAATGAAGCGACGAGTAGATAGCCAAATCGTGAATTCCCTGCGAGTTAGTAAGGTGCCGGCAGTACCTGAAGACTGGTACCCGGTAGTCTTGGAGTATCTTTGGGTGGAACCTAATCGCCGTCGGGACAAGGGAAACATTCGCGGAGGAGAGAAATTCGTATCGGATGCCCTCGTAGAGGCAGGCGTACTTGCCGGTGACGGTTGGAAGTACGTTGCCTGTATTGTGGACAGGTTCGCTGTGGACAAGGCTCGCCCCCGTGTTGAGGTGAGCATCTATCCAGAAAAGAGGTGAGCGCATGCTCGATGGAATCAAACCCTACACGACTGGCGAACTTATGACCATGATGACGACGAAGGAGGTGGCCGAGTATCTGGACGTAACAACACCTACGGTAAGTAGGTATTACAAGAAAGGGGTATACATCGTAATGGATGGTGTTATCACTAGAATGTACCTTCCATTTCAAAAGAACGGGCGGAAGGTACTGTTTTTACGGTCGGATGTTGAACGCTTCGCAAGTTATCTCAACAAGCATCGTCTCGTTGGGAGACCAAAGAACTCTTTGGAATCGGAGGACGCCTTTCTAAGGCGCCATCACATTGAAGAGTGAAAGGAGTCCAACATGGACTTGGAAACGATTCGGAAGCGAAAGGACGAGATTGAACGTTCTATGGAAAGGCTTTACGCCGAAGTTGAGCGCTTGTCTCGCGCGCGCACTATCCTACAACAGCTTGAAGAACTTGGCAATAACCTTGAGTCCACGTGGGCTCTGATTACCAATGGGGAGCATGGTAGTGGAGGTCATGTGGAGGGAGCCGATGAAGTCTCCTTGCAGTCTAGATATTCAGGTATGTCTCTGCTGAAAGCGGTCGCGGCTGCGGTAGAGACTTTTGATAAGCCATTCTCAACCAAAGACCTCTACATTGAGTTGTTTGGGACATGCGACGTTCCGAAGAAGTATGTCCTAACAATCTCCAATTACGTCCATTCGCTTGGACGGAAAGGGATTATCGCTCGCCTTTCACGTGGTGTCTATACTCACAATGGCTCAAATCCCACTCTAAATGTGCCACCGTTGGAGCATCCAGTAGAGGAGGCAGATATTTTCTAATCTAACCCATCCCACAAGTTAGTTTGGGCCCAAGCAAACATCTGCTTGGGCTTTTTATTTGCCTGCCCACGTCTCGATGTAGGTTCTGGGCAGGTAATAACATCTCATCCACGAGCGGCATATTTTCTTGCTCAGGCGATACCGGGGTTATCTAGGGCTACGGCGGACTTCGGGAAGATTGC